AGTTTTTAACTACAAAGTCTTTATAAGCAGAAGCGTCTTTAGCTTGTCCTAGGTATTTGTTGAATCTAGGATCTTTTAGTGATGCCAATAAAACTCTTGACTTGCCCATGGATGAAGGGTCATTGGCGGCGTCTTCTAGATCTTTCGCGGCTCTCAAGACTTCGTCTTTAGAGACTTCTGACAAGAAGTAATTTTTAAATGAAAGTTTATCCATGTAATTCTCTCTGGAATATTTATCAGTTTTCTTCTACTTTTTTGAGCAATGTGTAGTAATTTGGTTTTTCTCTCAGGTGTGCAACCGCTATTTTAAGAGCATCTGACTTGCGCTTTACAACATCGGTATCTTTATCTTTGTCATGTTCAGTTTCAACGTTAACGCCTTTTACCAGCTGATGTTTTTTGAATTTAGAAATATCAATTCCTGTATCTTTGGCCATTTTCAATACATCTTGAAAATCCAATTTTGATTCTTTTAAAAGCCAGTCGGTGAAAGAAAGCATGAATTATTTATAAATATGATATGGAATTCTTGCAATGGTTTTTTGAAAACGATGAAATGCCCGTAGACCTTCCTGCGGAACTGCAAGAGTTCGTTTATGAAATGGCTCCTTATGGCCATGCTATAAGGTTTAGTTTTCCTGCGAATAAGAAACGAGCGCCGGGACAATTTGTAATGACTGGCAAGGATATAGTGCAGTTATTACAGAAGTTTTATAATGATGCCAAGGCAGTTTTGAGGAATCCGCGCTTGGACGTTCAATACAGAGAACAGCTTTACGATTACATAAAGCATTATCAAGAAATGTTTAACGATTTCTTTTCTGACAGGTTGAATTTGGAAAAGTCATTTGTGGTACACACCAGTCCGCCGGGAAGTAGATTTGCCGAGCAATCAAATAAGATGTCTCCAATTACTTGATTTCTTTTTTAAAGTTAAGATTCCGCAGCAAGTAGTATTATTGAATGCAGTTGAGAAAACTGATCGACGGCGCGTTACAAACATAGATGACCAGCTAGTTGGGCTCATCATAGGAGTGTTATTGATAAATGGGGCATTGAATATTCCTCTGATTCCCAAAGAAAAGCTTTGGGAATTTTTGAAAAGTCTCACGTCGCTGAATGTGCTTGTTCTAATAATCATTTTTGCCTCCTAGCTACTTTAGGATGCAATTTTATCTGGTCAAGTTAAACTCTGCCAGCATCTTCGATTCTTTTTATTATTTTAGCAGGCTTAGCAGGTTTAAGGGGAGGGAGGCCCGGTTTAAGTTTTTGTTCTGGCTCATCGTGTACAGGAACCGAAGAGAACATTTGATCAAGCATGCCTTTTTTTGCTAATTCAGCAGTTCCTAGTGCTCCCGCGCCAGCTAGTGATGCGCCAATTGTTAGAGGGAACTTTCTGACAATCATTTTGGTTTTATCCAAGATATTTTCATTTTTTTGCTGAATGAAATCTTTAAACTTGTAGCTTTTCATAAAATTATATATTGTTTGCAAGTTTATATATTTCGTGCGTAATAGTAATGGAGGTGAATCATGGCAAGATTTTTAATATTATTAGTTTGTTTAGTTGGCGTAACTGGGGCATTTGGTCAATTCAGGCCTTACATGCCTCCAAGGCCTCCGGTGCCGCCCGCGACGGTAATTCCTGTAACGCCTAATGGACAAAATGGCTTTAATGGAATGCAAGGGGGCATTAATGGTGGTATGATGGGAATAAGTGGTGGCATGACGGGCATGGGAGGAATTCAAGGTGGCAATTTTGGTATGTCTGGTGGGAATATGGGGTTTGGTGGATTTATGGGCCAGCTTGGCGGAATGGCAGGAGGAATGTCTGGGATGGGCATGGGTGGCTTTGGGATGGGCGGTATGGGTCTCGGTGGCGGCATGGGTGGTATTTCTGGTGGCATGTCTGGTGGCATGATGGGCGGATCAAATAATAATCCATACGGAGCTTACACTCCCGGCACTATAGTGAGGCCTACTGGGCAAAGCGGTCCTTACAGCGTAATTCCTATTCAAGGTGGTTACATGTTGGGGATGGGCGGCGGCAGCATGTCTGGAATGGGGATGGGTGGCATGATTGGCATGGGCGGATTTGGAGGCGGTCAATTTGGATTTAGTGGAGGACAGTTAGGTGGTAACAATATTGGTAATGGTGGTTTTGGTGGCAACTTTGGCAATTTTGGCGCTATGGGTGGGGGACAGTTCGGCGGGGGATTAGGTGGACAGTTAGGATTCGGTGGTGGTTTTGGCGGAGGAAAGATGGGATTTAATGGTGGATCTGGCATTTGAAAATTTATTCTTGACTTTTTGAACCCCTGTCCTACTGTTGATAGCAAGAAGTGGGGGTCATTATGTTTTCAGACACTTTGTCGTCGGCAATTTATATTGTGGGCATAACTGTATGCTCACTAATGTTTTTATTTGGGATTTTATTCATAATTGGCGTATCAATGGATTTGTATGCCCGTTATGTTACAAATCCTAGGATAGAGCGACGTAGGAGAAGAAATATTGAGCGACTTGGAGGCAGATCTTTCGAGGAATCATTCGAGCGCCTGAAAAACCATCATGAAAATATTGACACGGATGACAATGCGCAGAAGTTAGGTCTCAAAGTTTACACTGATTGAGGGAATTAACATGATTTTTGCAATCGCGTCATGGATTTATTGGGCTATTATAATGCTGGCCACATGCATTATGGCGGTAATCTTATTGGTCATAGCAGTTGCTGTTGTGGTCGGGGTTCCTGCAGGAATGTATTACCACTTTGTTGAAAAGCCTAAAACGGACGCAATGTGGGCTAGGTTAGACAAAGCTATTGCAGAGAGAGACCCAGACGCGGATTATTCAGCAGAAGGTATGATTGCAAGAATAAAGGCTGCTGGTGAAGGGTCTGGTGTGACAGTTCAGGAAAGAGCTGAGGAACTTGGTTTAAAAGTGAGGTGGGAGTGAACATGGAAGCCATAGTTTATGTGGAATACGCACCGCTTAATAGCTATTTGGTAATTTTTACCCTCAAGGGAAAAAGAACTGAGGAGGTTGTGCGTGCGAATTCTGTCAGTCAGGCCAAAGAGATAATTATCAGTCGGTACAAAGGGTCCGTCGTTAAAATTATCAGTGTGAGCAAGGAGTAATTTGCGATGGAAGCTTTTGTTGTATTCGTATGGAATTGTGCTTTGTTCACTGGAGCGATTTTATTCATAGCTTTTGTAATATTTTGTGTTTCGGCAATGGTTTCAGGATTTATGATGAAGCCAGATGTCAAAATAGGACGGGTTGATTCTACAGCTAAAGCAGTTACGTCCGAAGAAGTGACGGTCACAAAAAGAAAGAGGGCGAAAGAATTCGCCCCCATTCGTAAACTTAATGAAAATCAGGCCGGTCTGAAAATATTCAGTAATTAGATTCCGCCAGCGTCCTTGATTCGGCCCATCATTTTAGGTGCCATGCCGTATATCCCTTTATCCATAGCTCCAGCTGGCGACTCTAGTCCGGGCAATCTTCCTCCATATACAGGGGTGGATTTTGCCTGTGCTTTGCCATATTTCATCTGCGCTCCCAAATTGGCGCTAACAGATTGTAGAATTCTTGCTATTTCCTTGTCTTCCTCTTGTGTCTGCACAAGCATGTCTTTCATTTCTTTGCCAACTTTATTCAGATGGCCCATTTTATTGTTTAGATATTTACTTACGGCCCTATTGATTGTAGAAATTGCCGACATGTCTTGTGGATCCATCATAGACTTTCCACCAATTTCAAGATTCTTCATAGCTTCTTCTAATTTTTGTCTTTCGACCTTAACTTCTGCGACGGCTTCCTTTGTATTTTTATAGCCATCAACCATAGATTGCCTTACGGCTGTTGTTACATTTTTCATTTTAGATTCAAGATTTGCTACAATACTGGCTATTTTTGAACGTGTAGCTCGAATGTCGAAATCTCTTTTTACGTCTTTTCCTTTTTGTTTAAGTCCTTGCCATGCGTCACTAGCAAGTCCTCCTGCAGTTTGAAATCCAGCTTTTATCTGGTCCCAAATGCCTTCATCGAGTGTTTCGTTTTCAGAACGAGCTTCAACGTAGTCATTAAATGATATACGATTCATATCTTTTCTCCGGAAAGTATAAAACTATATATGAAACATTTTTTTAAAATTTGAATTCTTATGCGTATTATATTTTTTTAAGCACTGGAGAAAGAAATGGAAAAGTTTCACAAGCACTTGATTTTGAATGCGGTAGTTAAAAACCCAATTATGACTGAAGAAGATTGTAATTGTTGGCTAGCCGAGTTGGTAAACGTTATCGACATGGATATTTTGATACCCCCGCATTCCAAGTATTGTGATATTGAAGGCAACGAAGGTGTGACTGGAACGTGCGTGATTACCACAAGTCATGTGAGCATTCATATTTGGTCTAATGTTGAGAAGCCATACATCCGAATGGATGTTTATAGCTGCAAGGATTTTGACGTGCAGAAGGTAATGGATTACGTCAACGATACTATGGGTGTAGAAGAGGAAGGTCACATAGTGATAGACAGGAACAAGATCGGACCTAAACTTGTTTGCTGTTCTGATCATAAATGTCAGGCAGCAGGGGTTTAATTTTCTTTAAAATTTCCCTAACTTTTGCGTTATCGATGTCTTGGTCTGCAAGAGAAGTTATGTAAAAATATATTGTCGAAACGGCCTTTAGAGCGCCAAGTATTATTGCTTGTTTGCTGGCTGGCATAGATGATATTACTGGCATTATTGTTGGGAATAGCATTAGAGGATTTGCCAAAGTTAGTTTGCTGCTTTTTGCTACAGATTTGGCAAGTTTAGCCCAATATTTAGATTTTTTAGGATGTCTGAGTACATCTTTCAGATCGTAAGCAACTTCGATATTAGATTTTAAAGTTGGTTTAACCATTAAAATCATTTTGCTCGCGCCGATAAGGAAATCTGCTAATTTAACAATTTTCTTGTAATCGGCAACGTCTGATACGGCATCAAGCGGGGAAGGCCCTTCCAAATCTTGACCTATATGATACGCATAATCAGCGTATGATTCTATAAAATGCTTAAACCCTTGCATGAAATATATAGAAATCTATTCCCAGAATTCTTGGCCGTCTTTCCAGTAGTGTAAAACTAATCTTCCGCTAATTGAGGGGTATTGTTTTTCTATTTTTATTTTGCCATCATGAATTTCTTGGTGGCATTTTCGGCAAACTACAACTGTGTTTAAGTCTGTGTATGTGCCGCCGTTCTCACCTTCCAATATACGATGAACATCTAGGAATTCATAGACATTGCAGGGGCAAAACTTACATTTACCTGCCAGATGCTTTTTGCATTTCTTATTGATTAATTTTTTAATTCTTTTCGGCATATGTTAAAGTTGCTAGCAAATTCTTCTACATTATTATAGAAGTGAAAAAAGCTTTCATATGGATAAAACTTGAAAAAAATCTCAGGTGCTGATAGTTTTGTAGTTTCAACTATTCCTATTTTTTTTCTTGTTTTGTATTTTTCTGCAACCGATGATAGCAAACTATAATCGAATCCCAAATAACCTATGGCATTCTGCAGTATGCCTATTTTTTCGGTAATTGTGTGTTTTGCTTTATCTACGAGAGAGTTTTTAATAGATTTTTTGAAAGATGCTTGATTGTATAGTAAAAAATCGTTTTCTATTGCGCATTTTTCAAGTGAATTTATGTGGTTATCTCCGTAGTATTCGTCAACGTAAATATACTTTTTGTCCTTAAATTTATCTGGTGCCTCAAAAGTCTGCAAAGAAAGCTTGCACTTTGTATATGGCATGCTATATTTTTTGATATGTGCCATTAAGGAATTTTTGTTTACAAGGTTTTCTGTTATGTCGGACTTTTCTATAATTTCTATGTTTTGAAAAAGCGGAATGTTGAGTTTCAAGTTCACTAGGTCTGCGGTGATAGATGGATCGCAATAAAGCTTCAACTTGTCAAATTCTTGCTTTGAGCAATAGGCTTGCATGAGAATGAAAAAATTCATATTTTTGCATGTTAGGGTGCGAATCATAAAAGCCTTTTTGAAAGTTAATAATATATATTGATATGTATATCGAGAAATTGAAATTCGGCAAATGGTTAGCCGAGTTTAACTTGGGAACACTTGAAACTGAGCTTGTAGATAGCAAGCCGATTGAGTCCTTATATGCTAAAGCTAAAAATGCAGTGGATTTGGTCAGAAAATACGATCAAGCAGAGGGTGAGCATAATTGGTTGAAAAAGCGAGTTGGGTGGCAAGGGCCAAGAAATGATTTTGGTTACTTGTTAAACATAAGCACAATAGCACCTCTGGCTGGCACAATATACGGACTTTTTAATAGCAAAGAAAATCAAAGAGTACTCGACAGAGATGTTCGCAAGTATCCTGTAACATTCAAATCTAATAGGCCTTTGACTGGAGAAGAGAAGCATCAGGAAGATGTTTTAAAAAACATAGCATTTAATGTTATGAAAAAGCAATATCCAGATATAGACCCTAATAAAATACATGATAGTGCAGTTATCCACGTAAATGTTCCTCATATAATCAACACTATGAAACAGCGCGGACTAACAGGAGAGGAACTTGAACGGGCTATAATAAAAGAAATAGCAAGCACTATAGTTCATGAATCTACACATCAACTTGAAAGAACATGGATGGGTACAACCGACGAGAGTGGTCCGAGAGAAGCTGAAAAGCGCTTCTTGAATTGGCTAGAAAGAAACCCTGCTTTAATCATGGCGGCGGCGAAATGACACTCGGCGACTTATGCGAAGTGAAAGTTAATTTTCCCGACGCTGATTTCTGGATTCAGCGAAGAGGTACTCCAGAAAATGTTGGTAAGGTCAGTATGGACTTTGACAAAGAAAAAATAGGAATCAAGGTAAAGGACCCGACTGTTCTGATGCCAAGATACTTATATTATGTCATGATGAACCTGTATAACAAAGGATTTTATAGAGATAAGATGCAAGGCGCAACTGCTTTGCAGCATATTAAAAGTTCGGACATTAGAAACATACCTGTTGGATAGGAGAAAAAATGGAAGAAGAATTATTGGGATATTACGAAAGTCAAGAGGGTTCGCGCCCCATGAATCTAATTACAGAAAATGTAGTTTTGTCTGAGAATCTTCAATATCACATGGAAAATCAGATGAGTCTATCTAATTCTGTATTTAGGCTTGGTTCTGATGCATGGTGCGAATTAGTTAATGAGATGAGAGGCCTTTGGGAAAAGGGCATGCTTCAGGTGAATGAGAATGACGAGTTTATTCTTATGACTGAAGCTGGGCGCACTGGTGTTTATCAGGGAAAGACTGTAAAGCTAGATAGCCCTAAAAGACAAACTGGCGGCAGAAAGAAATTCGTGGTATTTGTTAATAGTGGCCGCAAGAATGCAGACGGTCGCGTTGTTGCAAAGAAGATTCAGTGGGGAGATCCTAAACTTAGCGTTAAAAATAAAGACCCGAAGAGAGCTAAAAGTTTTAGGGCACGTCATAAATGTGCGCAGGCACATGACAGAATGACACCAAAATGGTGGGCCTGCAATGTTGGCCGTTATGCCAAGCAGCTTGGTCTTAGTTCTAGTGCATCTTGGTAAGGGGGATAAATATGTTTGATAATTTAGTTTTCTTTTTGGCTGGTTTAGTAGTTGGCTGGAACGTATTGCCTCAGCCACAGTGGGTAAAAGCCATGTATGATTTTGTTGTTTACAAAATCAAAAGTTGGGCTGCTCCTTAAAATGGATAAGCCTTACGTCGAGACTGGCAATGGTAATGTTGTAGTAAGGGAGTTTAGCCCGGATGTGCCCTTTGAAGACTTAAAGTGGCACAGAGACTACGAAGATAGGAAAGTTCGTGTTTTAGAGCCGAATGATTGGCAATATCAAGAAGACAACAAACTCCCTGTGCCTCTGGTCGGGGAGTTATTCATTCCCAGAGGTCTTTGGCATAGAGTTATAAAAGGAACTACCAAATTAAAAGTTGAGATTACAAAAATTATTTAAATATTCAACTATTTTATCGGCTGCCTTGCCATCTCCATAAGGGTTTTTGTCTAGTGGAAGTTTCATAGAGCTATAAAGTTTGCTATCATTCCAAAGTTTATTAAATGTAGAACAAATAAGAGTTACGTCTGTACCAACTAATTTCCCTGCGCCCAAAGTTATAACTTCATTTCTCTCAGTGGTATTTCTAAGAACCAAAACTGGCTTTTGAAGCGTTACACATTCTTCTTGTATTCCTCCCGAATCAGTAATTACCAGCCAAGACTGATTTATTTTCTCAAGCATTTCACCGTAGTCAAGCGGCTCGCACAATGTTATGTTTTTAGATACTATTTCCTGATTTATTGTTTTTTTAAGCTCTGGATTAGGATGCACTGGAAATATAATCTCGATTTCGGCGTGACTCTCGCCTATCATGTTCAAAGACTTGCAAATATTTTTAATTCCTTCTCCCCAATTTTCTCTCCTATGTGCTGTAACGATAACCGTTCTCTTTTTATGTTGCGTCAAGTTAGAAAACTTGGATTTTGCATACAAAGTTGAGTCAACTATAGTGTTGCCAGTAACCAAGATTTTGTTTGCTGGTATTCCTTCCTTGATGAGGTTATTTTTGGCTACTTCAGTTGGAGCAAAATTCATGCATGTCAATCTTGCAATTAATTCTCTGTTTTTTTCTTCCGGAAACGGTTCTTCTTGGTAAGTTCTCAGTCCAGATTCTACATGGAAGACATTCTTTTTGTTGTAGTACGCAAACAGTGCGGCACAAAGAGCGGTAGTTGTATCTCCATGCACTATTATGTTTTTAGAGGATTTGAAAATAGCCGACTCGTCAAATTTTGCCAAGATTGAACTTGTTAATTCGGACAGGCTGTTAGATTTTCTATCTAATCTCAAAAATTCGTCTGGTGTAATATCAAAAAAGCGGTATGTATCACTATTGTGTTGGCCGGAATGTATCCAACAAGGTTTCAGATCCTTATTCTTAAGTTCAAAATACACCGGAGCCAGTTTGATAATTTCCGGTCTGGTCCCGGCAACTATTGTGAACATTTTCTGATTACCAAATATCCAACATAAAACTCAGTTGGCAGATTTATTACGCGGTCGGGCAATCTCGAATTCCTAGGATTTAGCCTAGTAAGGCAATGTTTGATTTTTTGCCCCAAATACTTCTCTATTTCTGTAAGTTGTAGTCCGGGGTAATCGAAAGTTGCTATAAATACACCATTTTCAGTCAGTTGCTCCAGATGATTTTCAAGAACCTCGATATGGTTATGCCTGACCTCTTCTAAAGTTGAAATATTTAAAACAATATCAAAATGATTCTTCATAGAATCTCTTGGCGGTGTTGTAATATCCCATACTGAGCAATTATAAAGTGTTGATGGGGTAATATCAGAGTGATATACATTTTTGTATTCTAGGTCTAGGCATGTTTTGAATATTACATGCATATCTCTAAATCCCCAAGAACAATTATGTATTTTTGGGTTTTTGATACCAGAATTTTTGATTTCATCCAAAACAAAAGGATATTCGTATATGCGGGACCAGCATATTTCATGCTGAAATAGCATATTTGTTGGATCTTCATTCGAAAAGAACGCGAATTTTTCTATTTTAAAATTTTCTTTTAACTTCTTCATTGTTTGGTATCCACAATCCAGAGAAATGGTGAAAAGCTACCGGATTAACATCGGTTTTTGTAGCGCAGAAAACATTGCTTGGGTATAGAGTTAAATCAAAACCTTCATGGTACTGATATGTGTTGTTATTAAATATATTATTCGCAAACAGCATATTTGAAATCCATTCGGTGTTTGGAATGTGGCATATTTGTTTTGGGTCTAGCTGTTCGTACGCCGAAATTAGCAGTTGAGTAAATTTGTGATTTGGTTGCGCGGCCATGACTGCAGTTATTGGCATAAATCTGCCAAAGAAATTCTCAAAGCCGGAAACCCAGCCGTGCTTCAGATATTCATCGGGAGCCCTGACAAATTCATTGTCAGTGTCAAAACACCATCCGCCTTCTTTTTCTAAAACCAAGAGTTTGGCCAAGTCGGATAGCTGCGCATATATTTTGTTGCTTAGTGCGTAATCAACGAATTTGTCTAATGTTGGTCTTTTTGCAACTAGACTCTTGAAATCTTTTTCGTCCCATATTTTGAATTGGTAATTATTTAAAACTTTTTTATTTTGTTCTAAACAATATGATTCCTTTGGTGGCATTTGCTTGCCACCAAACCAAAATATATTAGCTTTTTTAGGAATCATTATTTGGCCTCTTGTACAATTATAAGAGGCTTAAAGTTTATTTTTTGATTTTGATTTTTAAATCTTCACATCGAAGCATTTCTATCTCTGCGCCGTAATGGGGATGATATTCGTATATTTTACCAGAAGGGGTTTTGACCTTTATATTGTTGCCACTTCTTTTAATCGATTCAACTAGTATTTTTCTTGTTGTTCCATTTGCAATCAACTGTCTTTTTTCGTTGATGCTACCAGAACCTAGGAAATAGTTGCTTTCAGCGGCTTGCAGTCCGCCCATAAGCTTGCTCATATCAAATCCAGCCGAATGTTTTTGCATAGGTGCAACTATTTCGATGTCAACATTTTCTTCTGGAGAATGTGGTTCTCCGCCGCCGCAACCACAGCCAGCGTGATCTTGGTCATACATAAGAGCGTCTCTTACGCTGGCCAAGGCATTTTTCGCTGTGCTGATTTTATCTTCGATCCAGCTTTCAATATCGTCATGTTCGTCAATAAGAGGAATGATTTCATCTAAGGCGTGTTTAATAGCATGTAGGTTTCTGGCAACCATGTAGCTGCCTTCTTTTTCGCCCTCTGTATGACCGCATTCTTTATATTTTTTCATAACTTTACGGCAAAGCCGCCCCATAATATACAAAATTATATATCACAAGGTTTACTTTTTCTTAACTTCTATTTCCTTGCCGTTGAGAGTGAAAGACTGGGAAAGTCTAACGCTTGTAATAAGTTGCGGCACACCTATGTGATTACATATGTTGTGTTTTTTAGCTGTTCTTGCATTCATAAAAATATCTGCATGGTTATGTTTGTGGAGCATTTCTAGGAAATAGTCTTCCTTTTTGCCTATGTTTTTTGCTGCCAGTTTAAAAATCAAATTATTTAATCTGTCTGTTTCATGCGCGTCTGATTTGATTTCTTCTACTTTTCCAAAGTTAAACGAGCTTACCTCGTGTATCATCAATGTTGCGTGCTCAGACATGAATCTGAGGTTTTCGTGCCCAAACATGAATAGCATAGCTCCGCAGCTCATTGCTTTGCCGTTGCAAATTGTTGCAATAGGCACCGGACTGCTTTGAAATAACGATATTAGTTCCAGCAAAGTGTAAACTTCACCGCCATATGAATCGATAACAACAGGAATTACTTTTGGATTAGAACTTAGAGCTTTATTAAATTCTTCATTGAAGTGTTCGAGCATTTCCGTATCAAATGCCTTGCTTAATCTAATTAAGGGCACTTCAATCCCCAAATCTGAAAGCTTGCAGCGAATATTCTTGTCTATGTCAACATAATTTTTCATGATTTTCTCCTATAGAATTATAGGAGTTAACATTTATTAAACCATGTTTTTATCAATTACTTGATGAAAAGCATTCGGCGATCCGAGCAAATCTAAAAATTGTCTAATAATGTTTTTGCCCATGTTAATAGGTTTGCTGAAAAGGTCATCTATTACGTGCTGGTTTTTATTGCCAGACCTTACTAATCTTCCAAGTCTCAACAAGAATTGTACGTTTTCAGCATCCAAATGTGAAAAGCCAAGTGTCTTCAAAACTTTTTCTACTTCGAATGGGTCGTTGCCCATAAGTGTCATGGCTGTGGCTATGATTCTATTATTAGGAACTTTGGTACAGTCTACTTTATCACACATGTCATGAAATTCCATGCGCGGGAATATTTTGCCCAATAACTTAGCTTTTTTGAGGTTATTTATATATTTTGCAACTGGAACCTCTGGATTTTCAATTGCAGCCACGAACATTTTTTTCAGTATTTTGTCGTCATAGTCGTCGTGTTGGAATTCCAAAATTTCATCCAATAAATCTTTGCTTAAGTTGCCATTTTTGGCAAATCTGGCTGATACGCTGCAAAGGTTGAATGGCAAGTATGGATTTCTGCCGAACGCAAGTTGTGGCTTCCTAATAAGTTGCACAATACCTGATTTCAAGTCGTGCATTCCACCTTGTGGATCTATTAGCTCTCCGTTTTCACCATCAGCATCTTTCAATTTCAAATACATGGCATTAATAGTAATGTCGCGGGTTGCCGCATCTTGAACGATACTGGTAGTGAACTTTGCCTTGAGTGGAACTAATCCTCTATATTTTTCGTGTATGCAAAATGGAGAAATGTAAAGTTTCTGTCCATCTACTACTGCGGTGACTTCTATTTCTATACCAGATTTATCCCATCTGCTTGCATAAAAATAGTTTTTATTACCAGCGCTTTCTGGTAAATCTTTGTATTTGCCTAATAACTCAAGGTCATGTGTTTTCGGCTTGACTTCTTTGAAATGTGCCGGTGAATCTTTGAGTATTTTTTTTGTTTCATCCGGCGAGGCATCTGTTACTAGGTCGTAGTGATGAAAAGGTTGATTTGCTAAATGATCTCTTAAACTTGCCCCACATAAATAAATCGTTTTCTTTTTCATAGTAGGCTGGACTACGCCTTTGTTTTTTTCAATCGTTGTATATCCAAGGGGTACTTCTGCGGAATTTTCAAATGCTTCTATAACTTTTTGTAGTGCTGGATGGGATTTTGCAGAGACCAACAATGGCCCGAATTCGCCATCAGCGTCTCTTTCTTTAAGCCTAAATTTGGCTATCATAGGGAAATTTTTATCGTCCATTCTTTTATCCACCAATTAACATTTTGGAAATATAAGCAACAAGCAATGGCGCAATAATTGATGCCATTACAAAAATTACTATATTTATATAGGTCTGAATCCTTTCTATTTTACTCTCCAATTTTTCAAAATTTGTTTTCATGGTGGCTTGTTCTTCTTGAGAATTATCAAATTCCTCTTTGCAAGTATTCATGTCTCTCTCCATGATGATGATTTTTTGCAAAGAATTGTCTATTTTTGTGATAACGCTGTTTATGTCTTTGGCTTCTACATGAGTGAGCCTTGCGGCAAGCTCTGTATATGCCTTAGAAAGCGCTTCAAAACGTTCAGAGAGCTTGTCTTGCCCATCAGACAGATTGTCTGTGTGTGAGTCTAGTTTTTCAACTAACTGTTTGAGCAATTCTTCAGTAATATTTGGTTGTCTAGGTGCCATCTAACTATTTATATAAAAATATATTATTATTAATTGAAAATGTAGTATATTTGGCACGATTATTTTGGCGCAAATTTAATAAATAAAGTAGGATTTTTTTACAGGTGCTAATTTAATATATGAGTAAAAAACCAGTTATACCTGTTCCGGAGATGAACGTAGCTGTTCCTGCGCCCGGGCATTTGACAAGCATCACCGACCAAGACCTTCAGTCAATATACTCTGAAATTTTGGACGATTTAAGGAGTGATAGGCGGGAAATAGATATTCTACTGAATAATTTCGTTGAAATGGTAATGAACGAGGGCGATGGAAGCAGTTCTTCCAAGGAAGCAGTAGTTAATTTAGTAAAGATTAAAAACGATGTGGCCGACAAGAAAGCCAAAATAGCGGATTTGATGACCAGCTTGGTTATAAAAGAAAAAAATATCAACAAATTGACAGCTAATCAGACTAATCACATACATATTACTGACAAGAGAGCAATTCTTGAGTCCCTTAAAAAAGCAAAAAAGGTGGAAAATGACAAGCAATTGGGCGACAATAAATGATTGGCTAGTTAAGGAAGATAATGGTGGCGTTGATGTATTGGCGTCCGCACTAGATGGATCAGCTGGAGGCGGTTCAGGCATGCCTCCTCAAGATGCTCAGAATCCGGGTCGCGACGGCGCTGGCGCTCCTAGTCCGCCCCTAGAGAAAAACAATCTTGGCAATCCTATGGAAAAGCCAGTGGAACCGGGTGGAACCGGACCACAAATGGCAGAACCTATTGCGCCTGATATGCCAGAAAAAGAAGAAGTTAAAGACGCAAATTTTGAAATGTGGAAGTCGAAGTTCTTCAAAGACAGCGTTAAAGGCGACGTTAATCAACTTCTAGAATCATGCATGAGTATCAGAAGCAAGGATTTAGATACCTATCCCCGAAAATTTATTGAGGACAATATTCAGATACTTTTCTTGCGCCAAAACGCAAATATAGACAAGGCTTCACAGGCAATACGCAAGTTTATTAGAGAAAACTTAGATCACAACAATCCGGCAAGCAGCTTAATACAGGGAACTGTAAGTACAATTCAGCCCATGCCCGAATTGTGCAATATTTTTATCAAGATGATTGGGCTGTATAGCAATAAATCGGATATGCACAGAAAATACGTTGCTTCATTATTGGGAGCAGTACAAGTTGGCTCTGGTGGTTCTAACGAAGATTTGATTTTTAACCAAAGAGAATACAGCATAAGAATTTCTACAAGAATGAATTCCAAGTTTGGCATGCTTGACTTGGGTAAATGGTACATGGACGCGAATGATCCAGAAAAATACTTGTCTGAGTCTGAAATGGACATGATGGAGAATGGCAGCCCAGAAGAAAAGTCTGTTTTACGCAAAAGAGTTATCCTAGAAAGTATCGCCGATAACTTTAGAATGCGTTCTTTCTTTATGAACGTAGTCGAACTAAACGGAACTAATTATTTCATTGGCGCTGATTTTGCAAATGCATTGAGAGATGGTTATACAGAGGGAAAACTAGTAGTTAAAAATTTGGTTAATGATTTTTCCGAAAGCTTTTTTGACAGCGAAGGAAATATGGTAACTCTGCCCGACATAAAGATTATGTATAACACGAATACTGGCAAAATTAACAACGAGGGAGAGCCAATAATGATCGAAAACGAGTTTATTACTCGTAGGGATGGCATGTTGTTCCTGACTGCTAGTTTAGAAGTATTAAAAGAGGCCGCAACATCATTTCAGGGTCTTATTGTAAAGGAAATACCTTTTGTGGGCAATCCGACCGATATAAACACTTTGATTCATTGTGTTCCTTCGGCCCCAGAGATTCTTCTAAGAAATTGTGCATAAACGGTAAATAGAGTATGCAGACTTTCCTTGAATACGCGATTCATCGAGTAAAAACTTTTGAGCCAAAGAGATTGCACAATCTTTATTTGGCTCTCAAGAAAGGCGGTTTGGCTGTAATCAATAGAATTCACCAGCAAAACGACCCACATCTTTGGGTGCAAGCTCATCCGCAGCCGGAAGAATATAGAGGAGTAAGAGTTTACCTACTGGGAAACATTTGCGCCTTTAGAGTTCAGAAGCTTGAAAATACCGAACCATATGGAAAAGCATATCTTCTTAATTTGCAAGAAATGTACGATGACATTTTAGAAAACATGGGCGAAAAAGAAGATGATAAAGATCCTTGCAAGGCTGTGGAAATTCTTATCAAACAAATGAGCGATACAATAAGGAAATTTTATATAGATTCAATTCAGGACGAAGAGGAATTCCTATCTGCTCAGCTAGACGGTCCTTCGCGACAAGATATTGGCGGCGCAGCGTTACTACCAGTTTCTGGTATAGATTACTCAAGTACTGTTTACAGCACCAAGAACTAATAATTTTTCCATAAATAATGCATGGCTAAAAATAAAACAGAGCTTTTTCTGGAAATGGCATTCAATGGTAATCGCGGTTCCAGAAACCTTAGCGGCATTCAAATTCTTGGAAGCATCAAGACGGGAAGTATTGTCCAATTCTCATATGATTTCGCAAAACACGATAGAACTCCGCTTGTTATTTTAACAGAGAACTTAGCTGGCGAAATAAAAGGGCTAAATCTTCACTACATTCTTCCTGACCCTATATTGCAAATAATTTCTCCCATGGGAATGAACGCATGTAATAATCCAAGATTCTCTTGGCAAAGTGTGAAATATAACCCCTATATAAAGAAAGCATTTAGGATTTATAAAAAAAATGGAATTAAAAATATAAGACTTCTGGACTGTGATTATCTTAAGAGGGTAATAACAGCCTCTAGAAAACTTAATTTGCAAGACTTAACAGCGCTACGGTCAGCAATCGATGCGCAGTTGGGTCAAACAAATCAGAATGTTGGAGACTTAACGAATAGAGCATAAGTATGGCAGTAGATTTAACAGGCAATGAATATCAAGGCAGTCTAGACGCTTTAAAAGCCGCTATGCTTGGCCTTACTAATACTGCCGAAAAAATAAATAAGATGGGCAATGGAAATTCTCCAAATTACAAGGCCATGTCAGATGAGTTGAAGAAATTTCCAGAATTCATAAAAGATTTTCAAAAAGTTGCAAACGAATTAAACGCTGCCGTCGATCAAATTACCAAAAATACAAAAAAAACTGGGGAGCCGAAGAAAACATGGGCTCAAAAAATATATGAGTGCCTTTGCAAAGAAGAAAATATAAAGAAAAGAAGCAAAGATGCTGCGCAACAAGTAGGCGAAGAATTAAAAAAAACCACATCAGGTGGTGGCGGAGGCGGAGGCGGTGGTAAGAAAAGAAGATTTAGAGGTGGTGAAGATGATGATGATGATGATAAACCTTTGGTAGATGTTATAATAAACGGAGTTAAGGCTTTTTATAAAGGTGTAGAAAAAATACGCAACAGTGCCGAGCAGGCATTTTTTGGGTTTGATGAAAAAGCAAACCTTATGTCGAAAACTTTTGGTGATTTATTTATAGCAGAGTCGCAATTCAATTTGAAAATAAAAGAGACTGCTTTTGAAGTTGAAGGTATTACTGGCGACTTAATCGATATGCAAAAAGAGTATACTAATGTTGGCAAAAGTGTAGAAGAAACCGGATTTAATAGAACAAAATACTTGAAAGAATATACGGAAAACTTCCAAAATGGAATACGAGACGCAAAGCAACTTCAAGTTTTAACTAAGCAAACTTTATCAACTGAAAGACAACTAGGGCTTGAGGCTGGCAGCTTGGCGGCCGACTTTAGAGCCATGGCAATGTCGGCCAAACTGAATAATGCACAAACTGGCGCTATTGGAAGAGGAATGGTTGAAGTTGCAAGGAATACCGGGCTTACTTCTAAAAGTATGCAAGAGGCATACAACTTCAGCAAGCCTTTTGTAGAAAATCTTAAAAAAGCAGCAACTTACAGCAGCAGTTCTGCAACGAATATATTAGAAATAGCGGCTAACGCAAAAAAACTTGGAGTAGAAGAATCTATAACTCCGCTTTTAAATGCCGCCACTAGTTCAGTAGACTTAATCACAAAAAGCAGCAATGAAACCAAGGCTTTTCTATATAATGCAGCTGGCGCTGTAGGTAAAATACAGCAATTGCAACTGGGCATACTAACAAGAAGCAAAAAAGGCATTAGAGAATTAGCTACTGGGATGGAGAAAGTGCTCCAAGGATTCGGAGTGCGCTCTATGGAGGAAATCGAAAACCTGCCTGATGAAGTTAAGTTTAGACTAAACTTGCAACTAAAGGGCGCGTTCGGAATGGAATTAGGGGAAGTTACAAGAACTATAGAAGCATTCAAGGAGGCTGGCAAGGGACTTTCAACCAGACTAGATGAACTAAACAATAAAAGAAACAAAGCTATTACCCTTGAACAAAAATTAGCAATAGAAGAAGAAGAGAGAAGACTTAAGACTTCCGGCACACTGGCTGTTCTTACGGGACTAAGTGAGGCCACCAAAGGTGCTAAAGACATGGATAAAGCGTTTAGCAACTTTACTCGAAGGCTGCCGGAATTTCAGGAAGATATCAAGGCTTTGGGCGGAGAAATTACTGACTCTCGGGGTGCGGCAAAGTTCTCTATTGAGGCAGCTGTAAAATCTCTTAATGATGGTCTTACTAAAATAGGAGAAAAGCCGCTTGAATTAAGCCAACTAGATATAGAAAAAGCCTTGAATGATAAAGACTCGTTCGCTGCTTTGATGGATGTATTGAATACCGGGCAAAACAAATTGGCCATAGCCCAGAAAGCACAAACCGATCCGGCGCTAAAAACGTCTTTGGAATTGGAAAAATTAAATGATAATTTGAGAAATGATGTAACAGCTCCGCTTTTAAATGTTCTAAAAGAACAACTTGGCATGCAGGGTTTTATGGAAGCTTCTCTTGCCTTCATAGCAGCGGAGATGACTTTTGGTCTCGCTGGTTTAATTGCTTCCAAAATGACTCCACTAGATGATTTGTCGAAAGCTATATTGGGTTTTAGTCCTAAAGATTGGCTTAAAGGAATTTTTTATGGCAAAGATGACAAGTCAAAAACAAAAAGTAAAAATTCTACTAGCGGCACACCCGAAATAAAATGTCCAGAAATGAATCTTGATTGGAAGAGTCTTGGAGGATTTCTTAAAAACGCCGCAATAGGAATCATAGGAATAACAGCATTTGTTGGAATGCTGGCTGCGGCTTTGGTAGCGCTTGGATACATAGCTAAGGGAGTTTCTAAAGCAGGCATAGATCCAATAGAAGTGGCCAAGCAAGTATCTGGCATTATTTTGGCTGGCGTAATTATTCTCACTGAAGCCGGCATAGCCGGTGTGCTTTTGAAGAAAGCCATGGACAAATATGGCAAAGCCATAATGTCGCTGTGGTCTGTGGACACTCTTAAATTTGTTGGAATACTGACTTTAATGGCAGTTACCCTCACAGCTCTTTCGGCGGGATTGCTGTATGTTGGCAAAGCTATTGCAGAATCTTCAGGCATGTCTGCGCAAGACGCTATAGAAACCGGAATCAGGATTGGTGCAATTATAACTGCTGGCACAATTATTTTGGGCGTCGTTGGCGCAGCAACTTTCGGCCTTGTCAAGGTCATACCGCCATTTGTTGCAGCTGTTAAGGCTTTAAGTTCAGTAGGTTGGCTCGGCGCAGGAATTGTTGCCGGTGCTTTAGTGGCGCTCCCAATCATAGCCGCCGGACTACTATATCTGTCAATTAAGCTGCTTCAATTTTGCGATACAGTGCTTAAATCCAATCCAATAGATACAGCGAGTTTGCAAGAGACCGCTAAAACTGTAGCATTTTTGATGGGCGCTTTTGCAAGTATAGCCGCATCACTTGCTGTGGCCGCTGCATCGGTTATTGGAGTTGCGGCATTGTTAAAATACGTGCAAAAATTCAAAGTAACTATGACCGACGTTAATAAGGCCGGCTTGTTGATGGGAACTATAGCTCTTGGAATTGGCGGTTTGTTTGCAAGTTTAGCCGGCAGCATTGCAATAATTGCGGCAATGGATTTGGGGGGCAAAGAAGGTGACTTTGCAAAAGCCGAAAAGAATTTAGAAATAATGGGCGGCGTTCTTAAACAGCTTGCGCCAGCATTTTTCGTAATTTTAGGAATTACTGCGGCCTTGACTGCTCTGCAAGTGATGCAGCAAAAAGTATCCGACGAGACTAAAAAAGTAGACTTAATGGATATAACAAAAAATGTTGGTATTGCAGTTGCATTCATGGAAGCAATACTGTTGGCGCTGCCTCCGCTTATTTACGCAGTAGTAGAAGTTGCGAAAAAAACCGGAGGTCTAATAGGAGACCCAAAGAAATTTACAAAAGATATGGAAAAATTCCATATTATGATGCAGGAATTTTATAAGGCATCATTAATGCTTTTGCCAATAGCGGCTGTGGCAGCGGCAATTGGATTTGCCTTAGAAAAAGCACAAATGAGTCTTTCTAGCGCTGCTAAAACTCTAGGCAAAGGAGCTTTGGTAGCAGGTCTTCTTATGATAATAGGACTAGCTTTAACCCACATAGCGGCAACAGTGACGAGACTTGTGGGATGGATGACCGAGTACGAAATCTTCACTCCGGAGGGCTCGAAAGTATTCGAGGCTCAATTAAAGGCATTTAGTAGCAACATCGGAAGTATAGCTTGGAATATAGCCGCCGCTGGCATCAAGGCTGGGGCCTCATTTGGATCCTTTGTGATAGGCGCGGCAGGATTCGCACTCTTTGGCGCAGGATTTTTATTAGTAGCTAAGCCGCTGCAAAGCGCTGTTCGTATCATGATGAGACTTACCAATATGTTTTCTATGCTATCTTTAGAAGAGACCAAGGCTTTGCCAATAAAAATTGCCGAATTGAAAAACACAATAACTGCAGTAAAAGACGCATTCTACTCTCTGCGAAAATTTTCATTCGATAAGAAAAAAATAGATGAGGCTCTCAATAGATTGCAGGAAGTAGTATTGCCCTTATCTACCATGGCATCTATAATATCGGACATAAACATAGCGATTTATCAGGCAACAAACACTGCTGCTGCAGCCGCCGGGGCTGAAGCCGGCAAAGTTATGCTTGATACTATGAAGCAAATAGGAAATTTAATTAAGGAAATAAGCACATCGGCATTCCCATCAAAATCCGAGTTTCAAAAAGTTATAAAAGACATGGACGGAATTGGCGGATTGATGAAAAAATTTATGGCCTCCACTAAAAAAATAGTTGAGGCACCCATGAAAGAAAAATTAACTAAGGGAATGTTAAAGAAAGCGGCCAGCACATACACAGATATTTCGTTAGCCATGTCAAAATTTGCCTCAGTAGTTCACGATTATACTAAGTCAGTGGAAAGCTTGCAAAAAATAAACGAAAATAAATCTGCGATGGATAAGGTTACCAAAAATGACAACGTAGAAAAACAAGTTGGAGACATGTTGTCATTTTCCAGAAGGCTAATAGAAACTGCGGCTAAGGAAGCAGATGAATTTGACGCTGGAAAACAAAATAATGCAATAGCGGTTATACAAAATGCTTCTATGGTACTAAAAGCATTTGTTACTGCCATCGAAGGGTTCCAGAAAACTTTGGAGAGCGCAGAAAAAGTTGCGACGTCGTATGGCAACGGATTCGCAACACGCGCAAACAAGATCAAGGAAGCTGGACGTGCTGCGGACGGCGAAACTGATGAGTTCATAATAGTAATGACAGATATTGCCGGCCAAATGAATAAAATTTTTAACATGCTAGAGAAGTCAATAGGATCGAATAATAATCTAAAGGCAAGCAATGTAAACGCTCTCACCGATAAACTTAATCTTTTGGGAATGGCAGTAGAAACATTTGTGCAAGGTTTAGATAATTTTGGCGCTACTCTGCAGTCTTCATTTCAAGATACTAGGTGGTTTTTCAATTTCTTCGGACAACAAGGCGTAGGATCTTGGCTTGCACAAAATGCAGGTGATATTACTCACGGAATTCAAAATACATTTCAAGCCTTAGATGGCATGTTTTATCATTTCACCGACTTAATGTCACGAACTAAATGGGAAAAACAAGTAAAAAACTTTAAGGAATACTCGGATAACTTCAAAAAGATGACCGACGCTGTAATTAATATGGGGTCTTCATTTTCACAACTGTCAAACGCGATGAAGAATCATTTTGCTGTTTTGATACCAGAAAGAGGGCGAGGCGGCAAATACGATAATACTAAATTCGAAAAATATTACAATGATTTAGGAAACATGATAACCAATGTGGGCAAAGTAATTGACCAAATGGTAAATAAATTAGATGAAAATATGAAATATGATGATGCTGTGTTGGATAAAATTTCCAAAAAGACAACGGCAGTAGAGCCATTTATTAAAACACTTTTGACTATTTCTGAGTCTGTGGCTAAAATGGCGGCTTTCATGAGTCCAGACCTTCCTAGCGAACAAGAGTTTGAAGCCTCTGGCAAAAAAATTGCAGGCGCTCTCAAAGGTCTTCTTTCATCTGCAAACGTGATGGCCCAAACAGTTGAGGATGTCGATGTTGTGGCAGACGAAGCCGCCCTTGGAAAATTGACCACTGTAAGTAAGTTTTTAGATCCACTTCTTTCATTTATAAAAACATTTGCCGAAAAGTCAGATTTGGTTACTAGGGCAAACAAAGAAGCCGGAATTGTTCCTCCTACTGATAAAATTCGTGAAAATGCCCCTAAACTTGGAGAGGCAATAGGCTCTATCATGGGGCTATATAAAGTTGTCATGGACGCAACTGGTTCCATGCCTTCAGATAGCAAAACCGAAGAAGTTTCTAAAAAGCTTGATTCTATAGTTTCTGTTATCAATACAGTAATCACAGTTATCGATAAACTTAAATTGGCATTTGAAAAATTAGATGACGAGTCTGCAGATGCTGGCGAAATAGCAGGAAAAAAAGACAAAGTGGCGTCTTTGTCAGAAGCAATAAAAGGCATGTTAGGAAAAGGTGGCGACAACCCATTGATGGATGTGTTCAAGTACATCAAAGAGGGTTTGGTCAAGCCCATGCTGAGAATGAATTTAGATGCAGACGACATTCAAGAAGCAGCTACGATGTTTGAAGGATTAGGCAAAATAGCAGTTTCGGTTTCCTCGGCAATAACAAGTTTGGGCACTGCCTTTTCCGGTGTAACTATGGGAAGAGTATCACATTTGGATGTGGCCAGAAAAGTTTTATCTAAGCATAAAGACGAAATTATGGATGTTTTGCTGGCGGTAGCCGACTTTGTGGTGCCAATAACCAAGCTTGAGATTGACGGCGATGATGCTGAAGACGCTGCGAAAGTATTAACTGGTGCCAGCCAAATGCTTCAGGTGCTGGGTGGGAAACAAAGCGGCCCCGAAGCAGATTTCGGTTTAATAGGATATATGAGCACAAGACTTTCTCAGTTGGTTGAACAGACAGCCAAAGCGGATGGAAAAGTAGACATGTCTATGGCCAATAAAGCCAGTGCTGCAATCAATGATTTCTCCAAAGTCTGGAAAACCATGCTGCCTGCTTTAGCAACCCTAATTCAGGGGACTGTCGAATTTGGCGGAAGCGGAGACGACGCAGAAGATGCTGCAAAAATTATCGTAGGCACTGAGCAAATTATAAAATCTTTGCCACAGTTACTTGAAAATTTACAGAATAATTTGCCTACTTTGGTCAAGCAGGCTGAGGGTATTGCCGCTCAAGCTGGATTAGGGCAAAAATTAGAGGGCAAAGCCCCTGCTTTCGCCACTCTGCTAACCCAAGTATTCGACTTCTTGCGCGAAGCAGTTATAGACCCAGTAGGCAACTTGGAAATGAACTATGACATTGAAGATGTCGCAGATATCATGAATGCAGCTCTTAATTTATCAGCAAGTTTGGGCGGGCCATTGGGCGGAATCAGCCAAAATTTAGCGCAAGTTTGTGAAAAAATGAAGGAGCAAAAGAATCTAGATTGCTTAGAACCGCTCAAAAAATTCTTCTTGGATTTAGGAAACATAGCTGGGGTTGTTGCCAACCCGCAACTCATGGCTGCTTTGGGAAGTGATGAAACCGTGGAAGCCATAGAAAGGCTACCGGACTTTCTTGAGGCTGTTAAAGGTATATTTTCAGTTGATTTATCTACTATAGATCCTGCCACACTCGGAAATGTAGGAAATGTATTCTCATCGCTTGACAAATTTGCCCAAGACCTGCTAAAAGGCAATTTAGATTCTGTTGCCAAGAATCTGTCAGACGCAGCACGACAAGTTAGTGGAGTTGATGAAGCGCTTAGAAGTTTGGTAGCCAGCTTCTCTGGCATCGCAGGAAGTATGTCGGAACTTGGCAAAATTGGCGGCGCAGGTATAAATGTTAACGCAAACGTTAATCAAGCATCAACAGTTCCCGGCGATCCAACTCAGCAAGCAGCCAAGGCGGTAGATTTAAATCTCGGTGCAGCCGCAATGGAAGCAGCCAATCAGGCTGAAATAACAAAACTTGTGGCAAGCAATGAAGCTATAGCGGCAAACACAGCTCAAATGGTGGTTTTGCTCGCCAACATGGGACAATCAGAAGGTGGTGGGGGCAAAAAGAAGAGCACCGGACTTGGAACCACTGATCCCATGTCATATTTGGCTAAAAAGACATTGAGAGATAGCAGTGCAACCAACTCTGCAAACTTCGCTGGCGGAGCAAGCATTCCGAAATTTTAAAAAATAAGACTCATATGTAGGTATGGGGTCTAAATAATAATATGAAAGCTACTACCGATACAGGAATTCTTAGATTTATAGATGATTGCTACATTCAAGTAGGGAGCTTAGCCCCTATTCAAATGTATATTATGCCAGATATTTCTGATGGACACGATGCTGCTTACAATCAACAAACTGGTATTGGCAGAAGTTTGCCAGCTTATACATTTGGAAACGGTGGTCCGCGAAATATTAGCTGGACAATTCACCTTTACGCTGATTATCCAGAAAGATTGCAGCTAAATCTTCAAACACTAAGAATTATAGAAAGTTGCACATATCCCAGAATTGGAGCAGGCAATCTTCCATTTACTCCGCCTTCTATATGCAAAATCAAATGTGGTCCTATGTTAGGAGATTATCCGCTGGCCGCAGTTTTGAAAAGTTACAGCGTTAGTTTCCCAACTGACATTATGTGGTCGGAAAGGATAGGCAATTTCGGCCCAATACCTTATAAATTTGACATTACTTGTCAATTTGAGGTGGTTTACGACGCCAGCCAGCTGCCCGGTGCTGAAAGAATATTAACGGAAGGAAACTAAAATGGCGAACAAATTTACATTTTCAGACTCTTTGCTTCCTACCGATTTCGTTGTTACCACAAGCAGATACGTGAATTCTGGCGTGGGCTATTATGGCCCGCAAAATAAAATTACTTTCGACATTTATAAAAGAAAAGAAATAACGCAGAGTGTTGATGACAAGTTTATGCTTATTACTCCGGGCTATCAATATAGGCCAGATTTAGTGAGCCAAAAAGCATATGGCATGCCTGATTATTGGTGGATTATTTTGCAGGCAAATAGGATAAATGATGTATATCAATTTACCACTGGCAAAACTATAAGAATTCCTTTTGACATAACCACAACAACTTAGGGGAAGTAATGGCTAGAGCAGGAAGAACTTGTTTATTGCCCGGCGCTGCACAGCAGTTTGCTTGTGGTGTTATTGCAAAACCGCTTATCAATAACTTTAATCAGGCTGTAAAAACTGGATTCGTAACAATAATTTTAGTTAACCGCCAAAAAGGTGCTAAAAAAATTACTGTTGGGAATCAATCTTCGCCTTTTTACCAAAACAAAACATTCGTAAAAAGTTTTTCTTTCGGCGGCAATAATGACGCCAGTGCCCAATTCGTTTTGTACGATGCTTCAGGAAACGACATTGGTATATTCTTAGAATCATTATATTTAGACAGTTGTACAGCAGTAAACAATACTGTTCTTATAGAATTTGGATGGATTTTGCAAAACACTGATGGCACTGTAACAAAGTACAGCACTGCCGATAAAACATTTGCTCCATACGCCAGATTGGATCCGAAAGCAAAACCAAATCCGGGAGGGTTGCTTGGATTCGTCGTTGACAGAATAGAAGTAAATCCTGATGCCGGCGGTGGTTGGCTTTATACAGTATTTCTTTCAACTCTTTTAGACAAAAGAAACAAGCGTGCTAAATTAGCAACCCCGGCTGGAACAAATAATCATCCTGAAAATTTAAAAAATGCTGCAAAGAAGGCTTTAAAAAAGATTTGTCCTAAAGGAACAAGGCAGTCTTCTGGTGTTGTGTTATTCGCCAGAGAAGAAGGAAATGGATTTTTGACTGAATTTGGATTTCCAAATAATGAGGGGGGATTTAAGGGTCCGAGAAGTGTTTGGGATCCTAATCGCCTAAGCTGCGTAGGAGCAGTAAGAAACTGGTTCAATGGCCAAAGAACAGATCGCGGACTGGGCATGACCATATACACCGATCCCGCTATCGATGCGCCAAATATAGTAGTTTTGGAATCGGATCCAAGTTTTTGTATAAACCCAAGAGTTAAATATTGCCCGCAGAAAAGTGGGCCAAAATACATTTACATAGTAAACGGTGGAGATTGTAGTCCGGTTCTATCTTTTAATCCAAAAGTAACGTATTTTGCTAATGCTAGGCCTCAGGGCGGTGGCACTGGTGCGATGAGTTCAAAAGCTGTTCAGGCCGAAGCGAGAAAATTAAATCCATGTCCGCCTAATATAAATGATCCATTTACAGCCGTTGAGAATAGCGCAGAAGGCGTTCAAACGCTGGTAACTGTGCCTAGTGCTGCTATGAATTACAGGTTTCCGACGAATGCTGTAGAAAAACAGGCAATAGCAATTAATGCAAATATGATTGCAAATGCTGGAAGAATCATGACATCTAACATCGAGGCAGACTTAACAATACAAGGCAACCCGGAGTTTGTGAATTTGGCAAGATGTCAGGGACTACAAGTGGGAATTATATATTTTAATGTGCCTGCCGTAAATGCAGGGCAGCAACCGGGCATACAAGGGCCTCCACAACCGGGCCAAACAGACTGGCTTGCTTCTCCTCCGGTAAACAACACCTTTAGCAGACTAGATTATATGATACAGGGTGTTACTCACAACATACAAGAAAATGGAGATTACATAACAACGTTACGCGTTATGGCTATCCCTGAGTGGGCACAAAAGAAAAAGCGAACCAAGAATAACTAGGTGAAAAATTATGGCAGTTGATGTTACGGACATGAATAACGTGCAAGATGAAGATGGCAACGTAAGCGTGGAGTTTGTTGCGTCTTTGGCTGCTAAATTTCAAGAAGTAAATTCCTTCGTTAATCTTTACAGGCAGAAAGCAGAAGGGGAAATAAGTCCCGACCAAGGGTCTTATGGGGTTTATTTGGGATATTGTGTAGACACCTTAGACATTTACAAACAAAACAGAATAAGATTTTTCTGCCCGCTTTTCCACAAGCCAGACACTCCTATCGGTTCTTTACCTTTTGCGATGCCAATTACCAGCTTCGGCGGCATAGATGATTGCGGTGCCAACTGGGTTCCTCCTGCGGGTTCTACTGTGGCCTTGGTTTTTGAAGGTGGCGATAGACTTAGTCCATTTTATCTTGGAACGACTTGGACTAGGCTAAATGGAAGTCTGTTTCAAGGAGAATTTTATAGTGTTCCCATGGCCGAGTATGACTTGTTGTATCAAGGACAAAGAGGTGGCTACCTTTGTGGTCCCAATAACGGCACACAACTGCTTCCTCCTTGGAACACAGAAAGTTACAACGGGTTTGACATTACTTCCATAGCTGATATCAACAACACGCCTAATCTTTTGCAAAAGATGACTTTTCCTAACATTTACGGTTTCAAAACTCCACAAAAACACATGATGAAGATGGTCGATGGCGATCCAAAGTGTAATCAAAAATGGAAAAGAATAGAAATATTATCTGGTTGTGGTAACTGGTTGATTATGAAAGACGACCATTTGCATTATTGCGGCCAGTGGGCGCATCCAGTATGCGGGGCTATACCGGGCGACACCAGTTGCCAAGTAGGAATAGTAAATCCTCCGCCGCAAACCGCACTCGACGCAAATGGAGTTCTTGTTCCATCAGAACCATCTGGTGGAATAAACGTTTTCAACGACGAAGTAAGCGAAATAGAGGATGCTTACGCGACAATAAATTTCTTTGGCGAAAAAAAGGAAGATCCACCCGGCGCATCGGTGTGCGGCGGTCGAACGATTGGTGGAGATCCAGATTATCCCGGCAAAAACACACAGGTTGGCGCGAATCCATTTTTCAAACAGCAAAGCGAATGTCGGCCATATACAGGGCCCCAGACACCGCAAAATAATAAATGTGATTTGCCGCAAACAGGAATACAGTTGCTAAGCATTTCGGGCCATACTTTTGTCATGGATGATTCAGTTCAGGCTCCCGAAGGTGGCATGGAATGGCAAAGAAGCACTCAGCCATTTTCATTTGGATGCACAAATAAGTTTTTAGGAAGAACATACTGGAGGAGCACTACCGGCCATCAAATTATGCTAGATGATAGTGAGCTTTTAGGATCACCAGAGCAAACTAGGAGTCAAACTAATGGAATACAGTTGCTTTCTGCTTTGGGCAACTCAATAACTCTGTGTGATTCGTCTGCAGGGCCATCATGCCCAAGCTTGGCGACAGAACAGCAGGGCATCAGCATGGTCAGCACCAGCGGCCACACTTTTACTATGAGCGATAATAATAATGATAGGCAGATTCCTTGTAGAAAAGGATATGGGGCCAGCTCGCCAGAAAATAACGCAAAACAAGCTTACGTCAGAATTAGAACCGGATATGGCACGACGATTGAAATGTACGACGGAGAAACCCAAAAGCACGCTACCGATTCTACATATTTCCAAATAACATCACCTCAAATTGGCAATAGTAGAGGTCCGCATATTATAAGATTACAGGAAAGAGAAACACAAAATGGATATGTGTACTTGCGCGCGGGCGGAGACTACAGACTAGAAACCTTCGGTGGTGTTTCTGAAATAATTGGCATTCCCGATAATGAAGAAAGCGTTGGCAATAAAGTCACTCAGGTCAAAAACAACAACTTTGAAATTGTAAATGAAACAAAATATCAGAAAAATAATTTGCATTTGAACATTAGCGACACAAAGGCTTTGGTTTTGGCAGGAAAAGACTACAATCAGAAGCCTACTAAAGAACAACTCGATGCAGAAGAAGCAGCCAGAGCCGCCGGGCTGGAAGTTCCTCCACGCGAAAAAGTGCCAAACGTATGTCCTGTACTGGTTTTTGATGGTGCAAGAGGTCTTATTGTATTGAGCGACAGGTTTTTTGCTAGCGCAAGTCCTGAAGCTCCTCCAGCTAGCATATTTAATTTGACCCCGTTGACTCCGTATAAGAACATCCAAGAGTTCAAAAAGGCTCTTAAATCATAATACCACCTAAAGCACTATATAATTTATTAGGCTAAAAACTAATATAATTTAATAGTCTTTGGAGCAATATGGAACTTTTGGGATGTCCTTATCCTATTCAGAAAACGCCTTTAGGAACACTTCCGACCGTTTACGACGTGGAAGCTGTAAAGGCGGACATATTGCAGCTCATTTTGACTAATCCCGGTGAAAGAGTGATGATGCCAAATTTCGGCACACCACTTAGAAACCTTCTTTTTGAACAAAATGATCCATTGATATACGAAAAAATTAGGCAAGTAATTGTGGCATCTGTAACTCAGTGGGAACCGAGAATAGTTGTTACGGAAATTACTGTGACAGATGAAGCAAATAAATTGTCTGGGGACGCAGCAATAGCCGCAAATATGGACACAAATAGTGTTTACGTAAAATTGAGCTTTTATTTGCCTAATAAAATTCAAGCAGTAGAAAGATTGGTAATAAAACTACCAACAGGAGTGTAATATGGCAGATATTTGTCCATTTGAGGTATTGCCAAGCAAGTTGACTTCAACGCCGAATAGAACCACTCCAGTAAGTCTTAACTATACAAACCAAGACTTTTGGAGTTTAAAGAACCGATTGGTAGCGTATTGCAGAGATAATTTTGGATCTCAATTTAATGACTTTATTGAATCTGATTTGGCAATTATGCTCATCGAAAACTGGGCATTTATTGGTGATACATTAAGTTTCAAGACTGATCAAGTTGCTAATGAAGTTTTTATTGATACTGTATCTGAATTAGACAGTGCGTTCAGACTTGCAAAGTTAGTTGGTTACCAGCCTACCCCTCCTATTGCTGGCAAAAGCCTGTGGACAGCAAAAATAAATACTCCGCAGGACATAAACCTAATCATACCCACGCCATTAGAAATAGATTTAGTAAATAACAATATTCCAATTACGATAGAACTTTTCCCTGCAGATCAGTACGAAAGGCCATTATTAGATCAGCCTATTATTATTCAGGCCGGAAATCTTCAAAATACAAACGTTGTTGGTCTGGAAGGGCAGACTTATACTCAAACTTTTGTTGGCACAGGAGACGTAAACCAAGTTTTAAATTTGGAATTTGCTCCAGTTCTTCTTGGAAGCATCAGAGTTTATGTAGATGGCCTTCAATGGAAGCAAGTTGAATTCTTCACCGAAAGCGCTCCGTTAGCAGAATATAGAATTGAATATAATTCGCAATATCAAGTTTTTGTTATTTTTGGAAATAATAGGGCAGGATTAGTGCCGCCAGATGGCGCGAACATAACTGTTGTTTACAGAGTGGGCGGCGGTGTTGTTGGAAACATAGTAAGTAATTTTATCAACACGGATATTTTGATTCCTCTTGAGGGTAGGGGATATAGTGTTCCTGTCAACTTTAGCAACTACACTAGAGGCAGATATGGGTACGACGGAGACACTATTGAAGACATTAGACGGAATTTGCCCGCGTGGACTAATGTTCAAAACAGGGCAGTAACAGGAACTGATTACAAAAATTTAGTAGACTTATTTACAACTGCATACAACGGCAGAACGGGAAAAGGACTTGCTACTTTGAGGCATAGCGGATGTAGCGCAAACCTTATTGTTTTATATGTTTTAGTATCAGAGGGCGTAGATGGGCTTGCTGCGCCATCATCGCAATTTAAAGTGGAACTTCAGGAATATCTGGATGGCAAGAAAATGCTCACAGATAGCATTACAATACAAGATGGATCCGTGGTATATGTGCAATTGAATATTGACGTATTCTTAACGCCGCAATATCAACCATTCGAAGAACAAATTACAACGCAGATTCTTGGCGCACTTACAACCTTTTTCAACGTAAAGAATTGGAACTATGGGCAGGCTCTAAGGCAAATAGACGTTTTGAAGTCTCTTGCCAATATAAATGAGCCTTATAAGTACGATATTCAATTTGTGGTTGAGCCGCAAAATTTGGCAAGTCCACTAGTTCCAAATAATCCCAATTTAACAAACTCTATGGAAGTTGTTCCGCAGTTTAATGCAATAATTAGACCCAGCAATGTTATTTTGAACTATAATTACGAGTAATGGTGAAAGATGCCTATTGTACCATATGACAAAAATCCGCAAACTTCAGACACTATACTGTTTGATTTATTCACGCCCATGTCGGATGGCTGTTTTACTCAACAGCCTGTATCTTTTGACTCAATAAAGATTTTCTTCATTTCTAGAAGTCCCGTATTAGCAAACGAATTCACAAATCAGCAAATTACTTACGATCCACTTTTGCAACGCGCAGTATATGTTGCAACAGAAGATTATTGTGTAGAAACAGACGAACAAATAAAACAGCATTTGCAAATACTAAAAGAACGACTTGAATCTCAGCTTCTAAATAATGCTTTGGTTCCAACTACTGGGACAAATGTCGAGCCCGGTGCCGATACAAACACAACTTATTATTACGAATCTGTTAACGTATTTTGTGCTGGAATTGGTTGTGCTGACGGCGGAGCAGAACTTTGGATTCAAGGTGAAGATAATTCTACGGCTATAGTACAAAGAGTAGAAGACGATCCGAAACTATCAAATGGACATTTTAGGTTTTTATGGATTCCGGGCCCAATTAAAGAAGGCGATTTTTTCATCTGTTACAGCTACAAGATGCAGAGTTCCGCTTACACAACCCAGACCATTACAAAATATTTGCACTTTTATGTATCTGCTGCTATTCAAACAGAGGTAGCAATACCATCTCACGCGTGCCCTCCTGAAAAATATTTCACTCTTTTGAACAACTATCTTCCAAGAATGTACTTTGAAAAATACAGTGTAAATGATGACAGTGTTTTTACTCTTGAAGCATTAAATCAATCCATAGGAAAGTCCTTTACTGATATAGATAATCAGGTTTCTAGGCTTATAGATATTCTTGATGCAAATGTAACTCCTGAGCCTTATTTGACTTTGCTGGCAAATATGTTTGGATTAAAGTTAAGAAGCTTAGACATTACTAGATGGCGCGGACAAATCATAACGGCTGTTCCGCAATTTAAGAAAAAAGGCACTTTGGAATCTTTGAAGCAAGCGTTTTCACAGGCAGGAATTACCTTAACCGACTATTTTCAATATTGGCAAATAGCATGGCCCCAAGTTTACACGCAAACACTGGTTTACACTAATAGCTACGAATTTGTTTTAGATGAATTTACTAGCGATAGTCTTTTAGATGATTACAGTGCTTTGTTTAAAATTCAACTAGCAGTTGCTGGCACATCTTTGTGGGTTGATGAGAGCTTGTCTGTTGCATCATTTTCGCAGAATGCACAGGGCCAAACAGTTTTGACTTGGGATGCGTCCGTAAAAACTTTGTCAAATGGCGACCAAATTTTGATAACTTATGTCACAGAAAACATGACATCCACGCAGGTTGCATTATACGAATATTGGCGCGATTTCCTTCCTTTGCAAGACTTTAGAGATTATTTTCTCATAACTCCAGATATGCCGCCAAAAAACTGGAATATGAGACTAATACTACAAGACGATCCTTTGTTCTCAGTTTTTATACCTGTTCTAAATCCATTTTATAATCCAATAGTTTTCGGACAAATTAGAACGGAATTCCCATACAGCGAAAATGTTTACAACATGGATGAGTACAACGGAAGCTTGCGCGATAGCACAAATCCAGCAGATATGGCACCTAGCTATCTGGAAACTTGTTCCGGAGCAATTAGTGCATACTATGGACTAACTTTGTTTGTGTCAAACTTAAGCGATTTCAGAATTTCAGAATGTATAGGAATAGTCAATGACTATACACCATTTCATTCTGTTCTAAGAACTCTGAATGTTGTGGGAACATTCGAAGATTTTATCTTGCCGCCAATAGAGAGAATCGAATGGCTTATAAACACAACTTACAATGACTACTTTATTGCTGGGGATGCTCAATTTGCATTTAATCGCCGATCTTTGTTTTATAACTATGGAGCATCCATGGCTGCATATACTAATGCAGAACACCAGATGACATTTTTTAGAACTGATTTTGCAACAGAAAATATAACTCCATTACGCAATGGTGCTTTAAATGTTTACAATAAAAATATTGTAATTAAACCACAAAGAAATGTATTAAATTTCAATTCTTTAAATATTCAATTAACAGACAATCTTCTGGAAATTTTAGACGGCCCAAAGCAAGGCAAATATGTAAATAAAATCCAAGATGTGCAGCCATATAGTTTAGTATTAGACGAGAGTGGAACTCCCAAACCGTTTGCATCTATAACAGTAGGTTCGCCTTTTGGGTGGAGACTCAGCAATAATCTAACGACCCAAACTTTCACAGCATCTAATTTCTACCAATTTTCTTTAACAGATAAAGATGTTAATTTTTTAAACATAGCTTATGAAAAAGATAATCAAATATATCACTATGCAGTAAAAACTAAGGTTGAAAACGGGCCCGAGGCAGATTATATTCAAATAAATGGAATAAATTATACGATTTTATATCTTAACAATAATGCAGTGTACTTGGAAAACAAAATTGCAAATCCCTTATCAGACGTGGATGCTGACGGAGTTACTTACAAAGTTATAATGTCTAGCACTAATGAAACAATTTTAACTAGTCTAACCGGAGAGTATAAGGTTTGCAAAATTGCAAAATTTACTGGAACTTATGATTTCGCTGCCATTTGTTATCCGGTTCCGGGCCCAGATTTATATTATTACGATAACACTACATCATCATATTACAAATTTTATAGCATCGATCCCAATGATTCTATGACTTTTTATGTCATGGACTTTGATGTTGGACTTACGCCAGTTTCAAAAACAGGAACTATTTACAACAGATTGATTGAGACTATAGGATCTTTTGAATATACTGGCTTGGTAGCAGATATTTCGCCAACTATAACATTTTACAATCCAGAAACCGTAGTTTTTAGAAATCTTTTAATTCCCGAACGCACAATATTAACATTGGAAGTTGGATCATCATACTACGATTATTCTATATTTGTAAATTTTGTGGATCCTGATAAAACAGTTCATGATGATAGAACTGTGGGGTTAGTTGAAATAAATGGTTATTTTTTAAGCGTAGGCACACAGATATCTGGCGGAGGGCAAAGTTTCGATTATGCCATAAACGAGTACAATATAATAAAGGAACCTAAAAGTGTTCAAGCAATAAACGGCCAAACATTGTATTATGTTGATAGAGCTGGCCAAGCTGTCTGGAATTACGAAACAAGTGGTGCTGGGGGTTTTATGTTAAATATGCAGGAAATGCAGCAACAACAAGGCACTTCGCAGCCAAATGATGTTGTAAAAACAAACGAATCAATATCTTTCGTTGTGCAAACAAAAGATGGTCAAACTCAAAAAAGTGGAGAAATAAAATGAACGAGCAAACTGCAATAAGAACAATTGGTGATGTTCATTGTATTATAGAATATAGGAATGGCAAAAGATATGAAATGGGATTCCCAAACACCGTTTTGCTAGGTGGCCGAGAAGCCCTTGCGCAGGTTTTAACAAACACTTTGGGTACATGCCCCAGTGTGAACTCAAGCGTTGCTACCAATTTAGTGCCAAGTCTTTACATAAACGCCATGCAGTTTGGCAATAATGGACTTGACGGAGAAACTCCGAAGGTTGTTAGTCCAAAAAGAACTTCACTTTTCGGACCTCCTGTTGCTACAAAATTAGTAAATAGTTATGTAAGTCAGAATGTTACTACGCAGGCTGTATTCACTACAACTTTGCTTTTTGATGACGCTGTAGATATTTATCTTAGTGAAATGGCGCTTCAAATGACTAATAATGTTCTTTATAGCATGACTACATTCCCAAAGATTAAAAAGACAGCCGAAACTCAAATCACATTCAACTGGACGTTGAATTTCATCTAAATTTTGTCTTGAGGAAATAACTATAATAGAACTTTTAATTAATTTAAGGTAAATTATGCCAGAACTTCCAAATAATGTGCCACGTTATACATCTACGATGCCATACTATTGGACATACGATAATTTGCCAATAGATGGTCTGATTCAACGCGACGATATCATAAACGAACAAGTAGATGCGAATACTGCAATTTTAGAACAGGCTGCCGGCGATGCGGGAACTCTGCCAGTGCGTTTAAATCAATCTATGGATTCGCTTGGCAATTTAACTTCCTTGGCTGTTAATACTTCTTTGCACAACATTGGTTATCATACAGACGGCAAAGGACCAGATAATGTTTCGTATGTCAGGATGACTCAGGCCGAAAGAGATAAACTGGCAACCGTAGCAACTGATGCCACAAATTTTTCTGTACAAATACAAACGGCCACGGGAACAGGCGGATCTTTAAATTTAGACTCTATTATTCTGTTTGACCAAAATTATTTGACTTTTGAACCCTCACCAACTGTTACTTGGTCCGTTGCAGATGGCCAAAAAGTTACGGCGAATGTAGTAGCCCAACCAGACGGTCACATGCATTACGATAGTGTTTTGCCTGTTCCTAGCACTCCGACTCCTGATTACAGAAACTATTTGACTGGCACAAGTGACCCATTTTTAAGCGGAAGTTTAAAAGTATACATCAATGGAATAAGGATTTACGACACAACAACTGTTTACGCCACATCTATGTCGGGTGTTGCATTGGTTGGAACTCCAACATTTCAGTGGGTTCCAAGAAGCTTTACTCCAACGGTTGACAAGCTTGGATTTAGTTTGAATTCTGGATTATCTAGCCAAGACGTTATTATGATTGATTTCCGCGTTAGCACCACAGCTTGATTTTTCGGTTAAATCATGTTCTAATTCCTTTAAGGGGGAATGAAATGATTTACTGTGAAAAAGAACTGAGTTTAACTGTGGGAATTTTGGCTGCAAATAAGTCATTCGAACAAATAAGGACAAGCTACGAATCGGTATTTTCGCTTCGCTACGAAGCTTCTAGATTGGTAGCGATAATGGAATCTGAGGATGATTCAGAATTAAAACAAAAGAAAATTAATTACATAAAAAAAGGAATTTGTTTAACAAGCATGATTGATGAACTTTGCAAAGTATCATCTACAGACTGGATTTACATAGTTTTTGCTGGCAGAAAATTACCAAAAAACATAGACGGCAAGCTTTCTAGATATATACAAAGCTACAAAGATGTCATATTTCCTGTGGTCAACAGGGTTTGGAATTTCGTGGATGGCAGTTTGGATGGTCTTTTAATTAACAAAAAATTTCATTCAGAAGTAGGCAATTTTGGTTCTGGAGATAATCTCAATTTTACTAAATTAGTTTGGGCAGACAAGGCAATGAGCCTTGGAGCCAGATTTAAAGCTATAGTTGGAGCAACATAATGAGAGTTAAAGAAAAAGCAGACACAATTCTAGAATCTTGCTGGCTACCTTCTTGCCATTCCAATTTTCAGATTAAAAACTTCATAATTGGAAAAGAATCCAGCAAAATAGGAAAAATGTGGCAGTGTATCAGGGAAATACAGTCCAGATCTGAGAGTCTTGATAATTTAGCAACAGATGCAGAAGAGTTAAATGACAATATTGAACTGGCAAAATTGGATGTTGAGGAAGAAAAGTCATTAGTAGCAGAATCCGAAATTGCGAAATCTCGAAAAATTATCAATATCAGAAAAAAAGAAAGGGCTTTAAAAAAGCTTTTTAAAACCAAAAGTTTATTAGAAACCCAAAAAAGCAATGTAGAAAATGAATTGTCGGTATTCCTAGAAACATTCGAAAGCCTAGGCGGAATTAGTGAATTCAAACAGTATAACGAAGAAGACGCGCAGCTTGAGTACTGGAATGGTAAATTTGAAACAGAATTCCTTATTGCAAATCTTCTTGGACAGCCGCTAAGCCCAGAATTTGTCAAAAGTTGCTTGGCAGTGCCCATAAAGTCAAAAATATATGAAAATATCAAGGGCGCTCTCGATATAATTAATCAAAAACTGCTCAATAATAGATAACTAAGATATATGCCAGTTGATAAAATAGCATCAAATGACTCGGGTTATGAAATTGGAGATTTATCGCTTTACCCAGCGGCAGTAGATTCCTTTAATAACCTGTATGAAGCCAAAAATAACAGCGTAACAGTGCTCAAAGCAACTTTGTCTGTTACCGGAGACGTTTTGGTTGTTGATACAACAGCAAATTTTCCCTCTGAAGGAATATTGCGATTATCTTTGCCAAATAAAAAAGGACTTTCTGTAGAGTACATTTACTACGCCAATAAGACTGAAAACACTTTTTACAGTTTAAAAAGAGGTTTCCTTGGTAATGAAAGAAATTTGATAAGCAAAGTAAACTCTTGGCCAATAAACACAGTTGTAGAGTCTGGAGTTTTTGCCGAGCATCACAACGCTGTAAGAGATGCCGCGTTAAATATAGAAAACTTTGTCGGGCTAGAAAATCCATACGATTCAACTACTAATTCATTTGCAACAAATACCGTAAACGGGCTCTTAGCTGATTTGGAATACAAATATTTGGCACCAAACGCAGTATTTAGGGCTTTCCCATTGTTTGGCGCACCTCCATTAACTGTTAATTTCCATTGTTTCACCAACAGGATTGTAAATCGATTTTTTTGGGACTTTGGCGACGGCGCAGTTTCAATTGAGAAGAATCCAACCCACACTTATTTGAAATCTGGTAATTTTACCGTGCAACTTCGCGTAATCTCTAGCGTAGGAGGACAAGGAGTTTGCACCAAACTTTCTTACATAAGTGTTAGCAATCAATACGTAGTACCTTTTGGATATGTAATACCTAGCGCGGGCGTAAGTATAACCACTGCCACGTCATCCTCCACAACACCTACTACATTCACGTTTTATGACCAGACTGAAGGGCCTATTTTGAATAGGCTATGGCAATTTGGAGATGGAGAGTATTCTTTCCAACAAGACCCAAATGTGCATGTTGTTACACACCAATATAACAAACCCGGAACCTATAGACCATCAGTGCTGATAACGATTGAAGACAATGTTACCACTCGAGCTATATTCCAAGAAACTGTAGAGGTGTCTTGATGTCAATACCCTCTAATGTTTATCCAACATCATACGATACTTCAACAAATTTATATAACGTTGTAGATGCTTTGACAATACCTTTAGCCAAAGATTACAATCCGGGCGACAAAGTAGTATATGTTTCAGTAGCACCTTATATTATGGCAAGATTTCCAGCTTCTGGAATTATCACATTAACAGAAAATTGCAGCGCGCCTAGTCAAAGAGCCGTTTCTATCTATTACAACACCAAAAGCAATGAAGGATTTTTCTTTACGGACTTAACTGTTCTGCCAGAAACTCCAGATTCATATAAGCCAGCGACCGTTACATCTGTTAGTTTAAATGTTACAGCGCAACACCACAATGCAATTAAAAATGCAATTATTTCTATAGAAGACTTTGTGGGATTAAAATCAGATACTTCTTTTGTTCCTTTCGAAGGAACAATATCTGCAAGAACAAAATATCTGTTTGAAACAGTTTTTACACCAAGAGCTTGGTTTGTTGCGGACAACAGAATAGGCAGAGCGCCATTTTTCAATGTATTATTTACCAGTACAAGCTTGTATTTGGGAGAGCAAGTAAATGGCAATAATATCACCTATAAATGGAATTTTGGAGATGGAACAGAAATAACCACATCTGAAAAAACAATCACGCACACTTATGTTCTTCCTAACATTTACACTGTTTCTTTGCAAGTAACCAACATGTTTGGAAGCGATACTGTAGTTTTTGAAAATTTTATTGATGCTCTATGGTTGGCACCAGATCCTGCAGTAATCGCGTATGATGTCAGAGCAGGTCAGCAAAATTTCGATACAAATGGAAACAATTTTTTAAAGACGCCGACAAGTGTATATGTTTATGTTGCAACAAGCAATGCTGTGGATCCATTAGATCCAGACAGAACATTAAGCGGCGCTCATATAGTCGGCGGAAATATTATTGACCCAATAGTAAACTTTACTTGGGACATGGGCGACACACTTACGCATGGTGATAGCCCTGAAACCAAGGCTCTTTATACAATAGGTGGAATCTACAGCGTAGTTTTAAGATGTGATACAAGATCGACCGCATACAGAATAACAACCGATCCCAAAACAATAAATGTCATAGAAAGACAAAACGCTTGGCTATTTGTAGCGCCATCAGACACGGCTTTGCAGACCGTTTACGCTGGCGAAATGGGGTTTCTAAATGAAACATTCAAGCCATTGCAAAATACATCTTATACCTATCAAAGAAATGCAGAATTCATTACTGGTTCTGCTCATCTTCAAAAAGAAAGAATGTTATTAGAATTCGTAAGGAATACAAACTTAAATGCTAAAAGTACCGTGGGATCAGGACTGGGAGGTTTATCAATATTATCTTGGGCTGGCGGCAGAACGGCTGCAGAACTTAGCTCTACAGAACGCGTGTATTTCATAGCCTACAGTGGATTCGAAGAAACATATAGTTCTCCCGGTTCAACTGGGTGGACCATGTATCGCCCGTGGAACTGGATTGCATTCAACGGCACGGCAATTACTTATTACCTATTGGGAAATGCTGTTTCTCAATCCGCAGGCACAAGCCCAACCAATAACCAATTAGTATCTGTAAATTTACTTAGCGGAGAAGTGAAACTAGAGAAAACTTTTTCTAGTGGCGACTTTCAAGGCGCAGCAAATTATTTAACATATAATGAAGCACAATATGACCAAACTGGTTATAACATTTACGGATCATATAGTGCTTATCGCACAGCTTTCAGAGGCAGAACAGGTTACATATTGAAAAATAGAACTGTCGGTTCTGAATTTTGCATAAATAGTTTCTATTGCACAACAGAAGATGCCAATGGGTTAATTAGTGGATTCAAGAAAAAACCAGATATGGGTGGCCCATTAAAAACTCAAGGTGTACTTGTTAATTTAACAACAGGATTATTTTTCTTCAACAATAGCGGAAGTGTTTTGCAATTTGATGTAACCACAGACGTATGGAAAACTGGAGGGCCGGGGTACAATTCCATAACATTCTCGAATTTGCAAGATAAATCGGTTGAAGGATACGACAACGAAAATAACAGCCTAGTAGCCACAACAGATTTTGCCGACACTGCTTTCTTATCATTCGACTATAGTAACAGTGCATATATCAAATTTAATGATGTTGATTTGTCATTTACAAAACTAAATAGCAGACCAGAAGGTGGACAATGGATATTTGGTTCTTATTAAAGGAAGTGGAGATTTAGTTGCCAGACACTATCTTGCCAATATCGGTATATCCAAATAACTATGATACCGACCGAAATCTCTTTCAGGTTTACAATACCTCCGAAACCGTTTTATCTGCTACTTTAAATTCTTGGGATATAGTAATTCAAATTGTTCCTGAAACTGCCGATTCTCCCGAACTGTGGGCTACTTCTGGCTATGTGACCATAGAAGGCGAGCTCATATACTATGCTTCCGTTCATGTAAATGATGATGGCAAAATTGACACGCTACAAAACTGCATAAGAAGAGTAAATGGTACTCCGCCGAGAAACTTTAATGTCGGCACCAGTGTGCGAGGATTTGTAATAGCTGAGCATCACAACAACTTGGCTCGCGGATTGGTAAACATAGAAAATTTTGTAGGAACTTTAACCACAACAAATCAAGAAACAATCTATTGGAAATTGTTGCAAATTGCTAATTTGGCTCCCTTGACTGATGATGCCGGATGCCCACAAATAGAATTTTATTATAGGATAATTAGCACAAGTCCGATAGAAGGCACGGAAATTTCTTATAGCTTGAATATAACCGGAACTATCAATAGCTTTACTATCGATTTTGGAGATGGAACTACTGAAAGTACACAACAAAATGGTACTCACTTTTATCCGCCAAATAAAAGAATAGACCCAGTAGTGACAGTTGATACGGATGCATGTGAAAGCTTGCAAACTAGCGCGGAAAGATTAAGAGTTGATGACGTTTCGCAGCAAACTATTGTCGGGCAGCAAACTTTCCCAATTATAGTCCCTCCAATTCCTGATTTCCCTAATTTAGATCTTGCTGTAGTAAATGAAGTGCCTAATAATTTCCAGTTCCCGCCGATAGTTTTCCCTTGCTTGGATATAGGACCATTTGGACCAATAGTTGTTCCAAGCACTATTAGCATCATCAACCCATACCCGATTCCAAGCGTTATCACTTTTGAAGACGTACCGAATTTCCCAAGCAATATAGTAATTACCAGCTCTGTAAATCTTCCAAGTGTAATTAGCATCGTCAACACTTTGCCGAGCAACATCAGAGTTTCTGTAATTTCAAATATACCCAGCACTATAAGCGTAATACAGAATATTCCATCCATAATAAACGTTAATGTTCCTAGTAACATGTCTATAAGCATAGTAAACAATCTTCCTTCGGTAATTAGCGTTAATAGTAACATACCTAGCATTATACAAGTTGAAGATTTATCTGCGTCACTAGATGTGTTTTTAAATAGTGACTACTGCACTAATTGCACCGGAAGCTTTGGTGCTTCTGCAAACGGCGCAACAATACAAGTGCCTACGGATAGCGGATGCGACCCATGCGCTGGTGCTAATCCAAAAATTACAAAGGTTACGGCTGTTTTACATGATTTTATAGTAACGACACTTGATCCGGCTAATCCTGTTTCAACAAGATATGATTTGGTAAAGGTTTTGCTAGTTGCACCTGATGGCACCAATTGTCTTTTGATGGGTGGCGCTCAAGCTGGAGCCACCAATATACCTCAATTCACTATGAATGAGCCAGTGACTTTAACATTTGCTGACGGTTCTCAAAACGATATTTATGATTTCTCTGTTCCTCTTGATACTAAAACTTATGCTCCAAATGCCAATGGCAACAATGCTAGCAGGACCGCCGGACAAGTTGCTTTGAATTTGCCCGCGCCACCACCAACTGGAGCAACTGGATACGGCACCAACCTATCTGTTTTTACTGATTCTCCACTTACTAAGGGAAATTGGTATGCATATGTTTCAGTTGGACCAAGCGGAGGAGCATACCCAAATATATGCAATGTAGGAAAAGCATGTGTCAGGGTAAGTTCGGCCCAAGAATCTCCTTGTGATTTTGCATCGCCAACGCCAACAGCTTCAGGTAAACCGCCGGCAACACCGGTTGCCACACCAAGAAAAACTCCTTTGCCAACTCCTTTGCCCACAACGGCAAAACCAACTCCCGCTCCTACAACACCACCTCCCACGCCATCTCCATCACCGCCAAATCCTTCGGGAATACCTATTATTTTGCCTAGCGCAGGTCCAGATGGCCCTCCCTTCGACCCAGATCCGCCAAATCCGATAACTCTAACTCCAAGACCGTCATACACACCATATCCGACCCCAACGCCTTCCGCGACATTTACTTGCGGAACCTGTACTTATGTTCCTCAACTTGAGGATTGTGGTTCTGGTGTGTGTACTTATTATTGGGACGGCACCAGTTGGGGCCGTTGCGCAGAATGCACTTCATGTAATGATGCTGGAGAAAATTGCGGATGCCCAGAAGCCAGAATTATGCGGGCTTTTAATATACTTCCGCCAAATGGAGAAAATAATCCAGATGTAAACACGCATTGCTACAAAGTAACTTGGACTGATCAAGCCCTTATAGATTGCAACGGTGGGTTTTGCACATATAGCTTCAATATTAGTACAGGATTATGGGAATATTGCAGCTCGTGTTCTTTCTGCAGCGGACTTGGAGATAATTATTGCAAGTGTCAAGACCCAAATACCGTTTTGGTGCCTGCAGGAATCTTACCCGCAAACCCCGGAACTAATGCTACAGAGCACAGAAATTGTTATAAACTCAATAATTCTCAAAACAATTGTGTTCCGGGACAATGCGAGTGCCCCCCTGCTCCGACATCTCAGTTCATAACAGGATCTATTCAACAAATTAGATTGAATTGCAAAAAAACTTGCGGCGGCTGTTACAGCATGTATTCAATTGACAAGGGGTCTCCTTGTGATCCAGATCCTGCAGACTGGAGTTGCGGATATGAATTCACTGACGATAACTGGGATTTAACAAATGATTTTTGCCCATGTACAGGAATGGAATGTTTAGAAGGAGAAATAGCAGTTGAATATGGTTTGTTGCCTCGTGTGGCAGAACAGGGAGAAATTAAAAGGCTTTCTTGTTACAGAGCGGAATGGGAAAGTTGGGATGATTGTAATCCAGATAATCCTGATTGTAAATGTCCTCCTACCCCCACACCTGTACTTTCTGGCGCAAATGCCGGACAAATGTATGTCGAAAGCGGATGCCAACTCCCAACACCGACTCCATCACCAACACAAGGTTGCGGAGCATGCAATTTTAAATTTGATGCATTAGAATGTTCTTTTGGACAATGCGTATACACTTATTACGCCGGAATACAAACATGGCAGTTGACAGAAAACACATGCGATGAAAATGAAGGCTTTTGCAACTGTTCTTCAGTAGATGAAGCAAAATTAGCCGGATGGTTCCCGGAGTTTCCAACAGATAGAGCAACAGTAACAAAATCTTGCTACGAAAAAACCGGCAGCGGGACGGGCGCGGCACTAATGGGAAGCTGGATTTCCACAGGCAATAATTGCACAGCAAATGTTTGCAAATGCCCCGGCACTACACCTACACATGATGGCTATTATGCAGACCAAAAATGGAGCATAGATTGCGTTCCATTGCCAACTCCAACTCCAACTTCTGGGCCTAGTTGCGGCGGAAACTGCTCTGCAAGTTGGATTAGCAGTTGCTCTGGACAATGCTACTACAAGCAAGTTGACGGGGTATGGTCTTTTGATTCCTCAACAGCTTCTTCTCCTTGCGTATGTCCGACTGTAGAACAAGTCGCAAGCTCGCTTGCGTACTTTGGGTCGCTCGGCGGGGCACAATTGCCGCCAATTTTTCCTCTAAATCCAAATTATGGATTTTGGGCATTTGCAGACGGTTGTTTTGAAAAACTAAGATGTCGTTGCTCTACACCTCCTCCTTATCCTCAAAGCGCGTTTAGGACTATAGTGCCGTGCGAACCAAAGCCATCTGCAACTCCTACTCCAACACCATGTGGAGCAACTCCATCGCCAACCCCTTCTCCTTCTCCTTCTGGAGATGGCAGTTGCGTCGGGTCAACTAGTCCTTTAAGAAACGGACCAGATAACGTAAAAGTTTTCGCTCTGCCATATTCGAGGTTTACATATAAATATTCTGGGACCTATTCCTCTTGGTCAGACAATTATAATCCGGTCTGCATAGAGGCCATCACAGAAGATGCACCATCTTTTCTTGGAGATCAGTGCGGAACACCATATGCGGAAAATTTCAGAACAAACTACGTAGGCAGAAACAATACGGCCGTATTTAAAATTTACCCCCCGGTATCAAGAATTGAGCTATTAATCAACGGCCCAAACATACCGCAAGCTATTCCGGGCGAAGCTTATGTAGAGTTTAAGTCATTTCTTGGAGATTTATCAAACCCAGTGAGCACCGTAATGACTATGATGCCTCCCAATTGCGGAATTTCTTGGGACATTAATAGAAGAAATCAAGTAAACATTCTTAATCAAGCTGGACCAGTTGGATTCAATTTCATTATAAGATCGGAATCCGGTAAATTCGATATATTTACAATTGCTCTCATTGGAGATACACCAATAGGCATTAGGTCTGTTATAACAGAGGATATAATACTTGAAAATCCTAAACCTGCGGCTGCTTTTAGTGTTAGCAATTACGTTCTTGCTGACGAACCAGTTGCTTCTCATGCCCCAATATTGGTTGCCGAGGGAACACAAGTAAGTTTAGTTCCAGTTAGCAAGGAAAGGGCAAAGCTTTGCAAGTACGCCGGAAAGACGCCTCTGCAAATGGTTAAACAAAATTGTGGTGCGTGCGCAGTCAGAAGTTGCGAAAAATTTGGACTTTGCTCTCATAGCGGTGTAGTAGACGGAAGAGATGATATTTATTGCTGCCAGCTTTGCGATGAATATACAACTGAATCAGCCAAGTTGGAATCCAAGCAAGTAATTGTCGCGCCAAAATCTGAAAGTGTCACGTCAGAAACCAAGATGTCATCTCAATCTGTCAATTCCGTGGTGCAGGCCCCTTCGCAAGCGCAGCAGATTCCAAACATTCCAGATTCATTTTCCGCTGCAGACAAACATATGGCAAAGTCAAATATGGTAAAAATTTCGCCAGCCAACTTATCTATTAGAGTAAACATAAATGAGTTGGTAGAAGGAAAAGATGATCAAGGCGCAAAAGGATAAACTTACTTTCAGAAATGTTAAAGCAGTCACTTCGGAAGGAGAGACGGTTACTTTAACATTTAGAAAGCATCCGAATCAGAACGAATATTTAAAGTGTGAAAACTATTGGATAAGAAATTTTGCTGGCACCAATGTAAACCCAGTTGATGTAAACAAATTTTTTAGACAGGAAGAGGTTTCGTATCTTGTCGATAACGAGGTAAGAAATAGCAACCACAGATATCCAGTCTTGGAGCCAGAACTATTTAATCGTTTCAAGGATGTATTAATTGTCGGAGACGGATTAGGTTTTGACCAACACAAGCTGTTTAAGATGGCTAGGCCGAATCTATGTTGCATAACAGTAAATTCAGCGGCACGGTTTTGGCAGGCGTCTTTGCCTATAGAATTTTTAATAGTAAATAATCCATCTTCTACGGCTATGAATGGATTGCCCATAAGAAATCATCCCAAACTCATAGCAAACAGAAAAACTCATTATCCTTTCATAAAAAATTATAAAAACATAATATATCTTTATGATTCTGTAGCCGATGAAGAGTATCAAACATCTATGTCTAAGAATTCAGATCTGCATATTGACGATTATAGAAATCCAATCTGTGCAGCAATATCTTTGGCACACAAGTATTGCAAGGGCAATTTGTATCTAGCATTTTGTTCATCCGGGTATCCGGAAGAAAAAGACGGAGCTATTAAGGTAGATGAGAATTTTTATCAGTATCCGGCACAAAAAACAGCAGACTCAATAGTTGATGGCAATTTATTTTGGTACAATTTTGCAAACAGAGATTCTAAAATATTTCATACAGGAATAAAAAATACTCTGAAATTTTCTAAATATCTTGATGTTAATGATTTTATTGAAAGTATTTTATGAACCGTAAAAAGTTTTTTTCTCCTAACTTTATGTCGGAGTTTAAGAAATGGATGCACGAAAATGATGACTCAAAAGTCGTATTTTCCAAGGGTCAGCGCGTGCAAAGCAATTGCAAATTAAAACAGATTGTTGAAAAAATAGACTGTGTGGACACTGGCGACCACACAGTCTTTGAAGTAAGTAAATACTTTTTGAAATACGGCGGTGTTGTAAAAGAATGCAACGGCGATCAAATAACGATTAAAAACAAAAAGGGAACTTTTGTTTTAAATCAATCTGATATTGTTGCAAGCTAAGGCTTTTTCAGGTTCTGCACATCTTTCTTGCTAGGCATTTTTATCGATCCCGTTTCTGGACAAGTAAAATCGTCTATAGCAGCGTGATAGCCATTTTCATACTCCTTCTCCAATGTTTCCAAGGCATTCTGTTCACCAGAAATTATGCCTTTGTGATAGGCAGCTTGACAAAGCAAGCTCAAAAACTGCGGATTGTTCTCGACATCTTTAACAGAACTTTGTTCTGCTAGTTGAATTATTTTATTGACTGCTTCTTCATCCAATTCAGTATTATTTTTGGACATCATTAGAAGTGCTTCAATTTTTCCATCAACTTTTCCTTGGTTGCGGAAAAATTCAATATCTTCTAGTCCAAATATTTCCCATTCCTTGCGGGGCGAATATTTGGGGCTTTTAGAAGTTTTGATAACTTCTCTAAACTCGCCATTTTCTACGGATTGCGCGGCATATTTTTCAGTTAGCTTTTGGTTTTGAAACCAAAGAAGCAAACAGAATGCTAAGCTTGCAATCCATCCCGCCAGAAGGGAAATCACAATTGTTATGTTTTTCATGTTATTTCCTTACTTGGACATGTCTTGGGGCTTCACATCTTTTTTGTCATTGTTGATGTCAATCTTCTTAGCTTGTTCATCAACAAAGTTTTTGATTGCGGATTGAATGTTGTCTCCGCTCTTTAGAATTGTTTGAATTGCTTTCATGTTTTCGTTGGTGCCTCTTTGAAATCCCTGAGCATATCCTTGTTCATATTTCATTTCGCCAACGAAATCGGTTTGTTCAAGTCCGCGTTGATAGCCACTGTGCCAAATAGCACTGATTTCGTTTTCTTGCGGACGGGTGTTATGTATAACGGAAGCTATGCCGTCCACGCGGCCTTGCATTTTCGCAAATTCAAGTGCAGAAGTATCGTCGGCAAATCCATTTCTGCGACTCAGAATAAATTCTGCAATTTGGTCTTCGTTGATTTGGCTTCTTTTGGTTTCAACATCGAGTAAAAACTGCGTACGGGTGTTCTGATAATATTGCAGTCCGTTTCCTGCCAAGGAAGCCAACAGGATGCCGCCAATGATCGCAGCGCTCTTCATTGTCAAGGTCCTCGTGAGATTCGTAAGAGGGTTTGAACACAATAATCTTTACCAGAACAAAAATAAAAAACAAGTCTTATTTTGATTTTTTCCTAAGCATGGTTTTAGCTGGCTTGTACTCTATTTTCTGGAATTCATTTTGCATACCTGAAATTATTGGCGTAAGGGTGCTCGGTATTCCTTTGTAGCCTTTTCTTGTTAATCGAAGCACAAAGTCCTGATGATCTTTGAAATTTTCAACGTAAAGCTGCCAATCCATAATCTTTTTGCTTTGCAAAATTTGAACTTTTTGCAGCACATGCAGAGGCATGCTTCCGTGAATTTGATTTATGTCATCAACCATAATAGCTTCAGAAATTTTTGTTAGCGATGGTGCTACCGCGCACACCTCAACAGACTTTTTGTCTCTTCTTGCAAAATAAAGTACCTGCATTATTTACCACACAGCATTTTGAATAATTGTTCGAGAACTATGATAGACGTAGGGTCGTTTAAATCGAATTGTTTGAAAAACTCCTGCAATCCTTCTTCGACCTTGTCCATATTAACATTGGTTGGCTCAGACATGTATTTAATTTCCGATCTTTTGAAAATAAGGAAGTATCTCCCAATTATTTATACTGGGCACAGGGAAATAGTGGTTGCTAAATTAATTGTTTTAGTTGCAGGATTACGCAAAAAGCATGATATTAATTATTTTTTGGTTGTTAAAAATGAATTTCGCAGAAGTTTTCCATACAACTTTGTAGTAAGCAAAGAAGATTTTGATGTCGCAAGTAGGAGCCTACCAAAGGTTTGTGTTTGCAAAGAGTTAGAAGGAGGAGATACGGTTTTTCAATTTGCAAAAGAAAATAAAATTGATTTATTTGTTAAAAATTCTGATTCCGAACAAAAAGGGGGCGTTTATTTTTATGGCACTCCACAAGACTATAAAGAAGCAACCAAAAAATTTAGTTCTAATTTACTTAGAAATGCTGTAATCACAGATTCTCTTGTTGATTGTGCTGATAAAGCTAAAGTTGTAATTGGAAAAGAAAGCGCGGGATTAGTGGCTTGTGGTTATTTGGGCAAAATAATAAGAATAATACCAGAAGGAACTATTAATTCCTTCCAAATGATGTTCCCAGACTCAAAATTACTCGAATAGCATAATATATAAAATACGCTGGTGTTGCATAAATATTCTAGACAAAGGAGATGCCATGAGTGTTTTTCAGGTTAATTTAAACAATCAATATCAGGGCTACTTAGACATAGATCCCCAGACTGGGATTGAATTTGAAGTAGACTATAACAACCCCTCTATTCAGAGGAAGATGTATGTAGCTGGACCGAATGGCGAAAATCTTGAATTTAGCGATGGTCAGATATTTACCGATTGCAATTATTGGAAGAGATTTGCTTATCCGCAGGTACCTTTAACGCAGGCTTTCATTACAGTTCTTTCAGATGATGGATCTATTTGGAGCAACAACCCAGCGGAAAACAACTATCCTGTCGTTTATGCCGACACTTTGGCTGCTGCAGGTTCCTACTCTATCGATTTCACTAACAATGGTGGATTTGCCAGCTTCTGTCAGATTTCCAATACTGGTGGTGGTGATTTGACAGTGGAATTGAACGGATTGGCAAGTGCTAGCATAGCGCTATCTGCAGGACAAACACAGATTTTCAACTATGGCGACTTGTCTCTAACAGCACTTAACTTGACAAGCGTTGCAGGAACAACTTTCCAAGTAATCGCTGGTGTTCAGGTAACTTGCAGCCCGATCGTTACGTCCTTCGTAAATAACTAATACAAAAATAAAACACTATAATAGGGGCAGAGGAATATCTCTGCCCCTATGTTTTTTAAGAACAAATCTAAAGAAATTACCCTGCAAAAGTTCAGGGAAATTCAAAACAAGATATGCATTTATCGCGGCATAGGCGGTCTTGGCGACATTATTGCCATGAGAATGATATTTGAAGATTTGAAAAATCAATATCCTGAATTCGAAATTACTTGGGCTGTGCCATTTGCTTTATTTGCCGCTGCTGAACAACATCCATTTGTTGATTCCTTGATACATCTAGATTCATATAACAAACATGACTATTTGGAAACATATGATATAACAACTATATGCGGAAAGCAGGAGGCAATAAATAAAAAGGGGCCATGGAAAAACCGGTCTGATATTTGGGCAGAGTACTTTGGTCTTAAACTAGAAAATCACAATCTACACATGCCAAGATATCCTAATCATCATAAAAATGTATTGCAGAGGATAAAAAAGCTCGGATGGGACGGAAATAAAAAACTTGTCGCGTTTTGCCCTAGATCTGCAATCTCGCTCAAAAACATGACTTTTGAGCAAATACAAGCAGTAAAAGAAATGACTAAAGATTTCTTTTTGTTTGGACTGCATCACGCGCCACTATTAGAATTTGACAACTTAAAAATACCGGCTGTTTATAACTTTACGCTTCATGAGTGCCTAGCATCCATAGAAATATCTGATTTTGTGATAGCAACTGATACTGGACTTATGCATGTCGCTGCTGGATATAAGAAACCTACTCTGGCAACATTTAGCTTTGTAGACGGTGAAACATATTGTAAATACTATGAAACGGTGCAGGTTGTTCAGCTACACATGCATAATATAGAAAATTGGTGCGGGCCGTGCTACGATTATCCTAGATGTCCACACTCAAAAATTCCGAATGTAAAACCATGTCAGACAGAAATTACTCCAAAAATGTTGCAAGAAAATTGGGCAAAATTATTAAATAGAGTATAGTATTTACTGTAATATCATATGGCCATACTTATTGATCCTAACAATGTGAAAGTGATTAGTCAAAATGGACAAGTCACATTAGCCCTCCAGATTGAATTAAATATCAATCTGAATGGAAATATCACTGCGCAGGAACAATCTTCTAGCTCTAACAATTTTAAAGCTTCTTCTTCGCCAATCAAAAATGCGGCAGATGAAGAAGCTGCTTGGCTAGTACCAGATTTTAACTCCAAAGAAAAGGTAAAATTTGGGAAATGAGAGGATCATACGGTAATAACAGTACAAAAAAAGAGAGAGGCAAAACTATGGCAGTTTCAGTTGACGTAGGTACTTATACTTTAGTCTCTTGCAAAAGAGATGCAGATAAGAACTTTGTATTCAAAAAGGAAATCAACGCCTTTCTTGAATTACCATTAGAGAATAGATTTGTTTTCAATATGATGAAACAGGCCGGTGTGCCACTAATTGAACGTGAAAAACTAGCATACGCTCTCGGTGAAGCTGCAGTGAACATGGCGTATACTCTTCCTACTCTAGAGCTCAAAAGGCCCATGAAGGATGGTTGCGTCAATCCCAAAGAAAAAGACGCTTTTCAAATTATGTCTATCATGCTTCACTCTTTGATAGACCCAATTTCAAGAGATGGCGAAACACTTTACTACTGCGTACCGGCTAATGCAATAAATCAGGAAACTGACGCGGATTATCATCAAAAGGTTGTTGAATCCATTTTCCGAAGCTATCAATCCGACGAAGGATATAGGGTCAATCCCAAACCAATTAATGAAGCTTTGGCTTTGGTATATGCCGAGTTGCAGAACAAGATGTTCACTGGAGTTGGTATTAGTTGCGGGGGCGGCATGGTAAACGTTTGCTACGCTATGTATGGCAACCCAATTTTTCAATTCGCAATAGTGAATAGCGGAGATTGGATCGATAAACAGGCAGCCAAAGCTACCGGCGAATCACCAACTTTTATAAACAAAGAAAAAATGAAAGTGGATTTAACAAAAGATCCTAAAACTTTAGTCGAAAGAGCAATCATTACGCAATACCGCCTAATGATAGAAAAAACAATTACCGGAATTAGAGACGGACTTGCGTCCGCAAAACAGTCCGTTAAATCAGAACACCCAGTTGACTTTGTGGTCGCTGGTGGAACAAGCATGGCCACTGGGTTCGTTGAGATTTTCACTGAAACTTTGAAACAGGCCAACTTGAGCATCCCAGTGGGAGACGTAATCAGACCTGCAGAGCCGCTTTATAGCGTTGCAAAAGGGTGTCTGATTGCGGCTGAAGCAGCGGACGCAGGAACGTAAGAAAGCGAGAATTGAATGTCAAATAATAATATTCAAAGGTCGGTCCACGACTTAGGAGTGGCCGCGTTTATACTTATGCAGGCTTTTCCTTTGGCAGGCAGAAAAGACAAAACATTTATCTTTTCTGTTCCAAAAGACAAGGTTAAAGAGTTCGAGGATAATAAAACCGCATATCTTTTCAGCGAATTTCATTACTTCGATCATTGCCTTATGGGGCTCAAAAAACTAGAAGAATACCCATTTAGTATAAATTCAAACAAGTTTGTTACTGACTTAGGGGCAGCTGCCTTTTTGCTTATGCACAAATTTAAGCTTATAGGCAAGAAAGGCCGCGCATACTATTTTGAATGCAATACCAAGGAAGACGAGCAACAATTCGATGAATTAAATTTGCAATACGCGTCTTCTGTATTCCACGATTTCGATAGTAAACTCATGAGTTTGAAAAAGATTGGTGAATTCAGTAGATAAGTTAATAAATACCTGTTGAGGTTTATCAATAAATGCACAGGTCTGAAACTATTACAGAAGCAATAGGCGTATGCGCAAGTCCTAAACAATTTGCTGCTATGGTTTCTAATATTGAAAAAATAGTTCACGACAACATAAAAAAACTAGAATTAGAACTCAAGCTTGCCAATCGCACTGTTCCAAAAAGAGGAATATTCGATAGAATGAAAAACTGGTGGTATAACATGTTATACGGCCATTCAAACGTAAGCAATCCTTATTACAACCGTAACAAATTGGGATACTGGGGCACGCCTAGCAAAAAGAATGAGATGACTCTGCATGAGTACACTTTGCTAAAAAAGAATGCAGACCTATTTGAGCGCTATTTTGATTCTGGCAGGATTGCACTTGATGATATGCTTGATAGTTGGACTCGCGATTTGATGAGCGATGTAAATAAATATTTACAACAATTTGCTTTAAATCATTTTAGAGAAATGCCTACTAAAATTAAAAATAGGCCAGAAAAAATAGCAGAACCAGCTGCCACAGTTGGCGAAAGACCAATTAGAAGACGAGTAAAACCTTTAAGAACAGCTGATGTACAGCCAGCGGCTACAGACCAAGAAGTACCTGACTCATCCGGCGAAGAGGCAGGCGGGTTTGAAAATATATCTGCTGATTCTCCTCAAGTAGCCGCGCCAGTAGCCGAACCAGAAATGGCAGCAGCAGTTGCCCCTCCTGTGGGAGAAGAACCAGCAGCATCTGGAACTGCTCCTCCTGTCACTGGCGATGTTAGTGGCGCTGAGGCCAGAAGGGCAAGTGCTGCCGAAAGAAGGAAATTAGAAAAAAGTAAATTCGATCCTCTGAATAATCCAGCCCACGCCGGATTAACACTCGGTGTTACAGATAAAAAGTTAAAAGAATCATTCAAAGCGGAATTTGATAAAACAACTTTATATGAAAGAACAATAATTTGTTTAGATAAATTAAGGGAAATCAAAGACCAAACATTTTCTGCAGTTCTTCAAGGTTCTTAGGCGATTCAACTTTTTCTTCTTCAACAATTTCTTGTTTTTCTGGGTCCTCCGTTATTACTTGCTCTTCCGCTATAGAAATAATTTTATCGTGATAGATAAAATTTTTACATCCTGTTTGTATGTGTTTAAACCAAAATCCGAATTCATTTATGGCGCTAACTTTTCCCACGAAATAATCAATCATGTGTGTTTCATCAAATTTTCTATTGATGGATGGAACAATAAATGTGACAACTTTGTCTAAAAAATAATTCAAAGATTCTATCTGTTCAGCGCTAATTTTCATGCTAATTCCGCCTTTTTGATATTGTGATGTAAGTAACCTAGTAAAATTTTATCATCATAGGAAGAATAAAGAGCATTCCAGTCTTTAGTAACTTCTGGAGGTCTAGCTTCCATTAAGTCAGAAGCAAATCTGTTGTATTGCATAAGGCGATTGTATGCCAAATTTCTAGCGGCATCTCCTGCTGCATCTGCGTCGAAGCAAACAACTATTCTGTAGTTTGATAAGATTATTGATTGTTTTTCACTTATGTTCTTGCCGCCGCATGCAGCGCCTTTTAATCCACACAAATGCAAACTATATGCGTCAAACTCACCTTCGCACAAAAATACAGTATCACCATAATCTGGAAATCTTGGGAAATATATCACGTCTTCTTTGCCAACACCGATTTCTTTTTCTGGTCCTTTGTACTTTGGATGAGCATTCCCCATAAATCTTCCGTTGAAATAAACTAACTTTTTAGATGAGTTGTAATAAGGTATGATTATTCTGTTCTCATACTTGCCTGCTGTACACACGAAAAAATCGTCTGTCGGTATCTTTCTGGCTTTCAAATAATCTACAGCCCGTTCATGGTAAGATATCGGAGATTTGTTTATTTCGTATGCGTAAGGCGGAAAAGACAATATTTTTTGTTCTTTTTCGTAATCTAAATCGCTTCTAGAGTCATCGAATTGAATATCAAAGTCAGTTTCTTCCAACAAAGGCCTATCAGTCTTCTCTATTCCTAATGTTTCCATGGCTTTTGCGCGTGTACATTTATCAACCTCCATGACCAAAGATACAAGAGTGCCTTTTTTTTCTGTTTTCCAGCAATGATAAACGCCATGCTTTACGCGATTTTTACCACCACTTGGATTACACCAAAGCTTTTTTTTGCCATCTTCAGTAAAAATTGAATTTATAAGTATTTCATTGCCTTTTGGTTCTACTGTCGGGAAACGGCTTTGTGCCCAAGCCAGAAAATTTGAATAAAGATCAGACATGATATGTCCCTATAATAATACATGCACATCGAACATCTTAGCGTTAGTCGCAGCGGTTGCTTTGACCAATGCAAACAACAGTACAAATTCAGATATCACCTAAAAGTGGTTCCGAATCGACCTGAGCAATTATATTTTACTTACGGCAAGCTTGTCCATACAGCTGCTGAAATTTTTGTCGAGTCAAAGGGCCAAAAGCCAATACGAGAAATTGTAAGTGACTTGCTGCAAGGGAGAATTGAATTTGACGGCAGCGATAATGTCTGCCGCTTAGACGAATCATATTTCAAAAAACTTTATGAACATATTGGCTTTATCGAAAGATTTACGCAAAAAGTCGGATTTGATGGAGAGATAGAACATGAAATCAAGTACGATCTGGACCCACCTAACAACAAAATATTTTTAGGATACATCGATAGACTTATAGTAAGAGATAATCAGGCAATAATTATTGATTACAAAACATCAAAAAATAATAAATGGAGAAAAAATAAAGTTTCAATAAAAAAAGATTTACAACTAAACGCCTACGCGCTGTATGTACATGAAAAATTCAACATCGCCCCAGAAAATATTCAAGCTGCTTTGGTTTACTTGGAAGAACCACAGGTAGTAAGCACAAATTTCAATAAACAAGGGTTGCAATTGACGAAACAAATACTTAAAAATAGTTATTATGCAATCGAGGAGTTCGATGCTTCCAAAGTCAAAGGAAACGTCGGATATCATTGCAAGAGGTGCGACTATTCAGATCAGTGCCCGTTTTTTGATGACAGCATGTTTTAGGTGACACATGTTAAGTAAATACAAGTTTTTCATTTACAACCATCTTATTTTCTTGAATGAAAATCAAAGGTACGATTTATTTGCATGTGTCCCAGTAACTGCCATGGGCGTAATGATGAAAGCCCAAATTAGCCCAAGAGATTTTGAAGCTCAAAGCATTCAAGAGATTTTTTGCGATTACATTATCGATTGTAATGCTGCAGAAAATGCCATAGAAACGCGCAAAAATAAGGTTTTAATCCATCTTCCCAATCAATCAAGCATGGATGACTTTCCAATGCCTTTTCAGCCGAAAAACTTGGAAAAATATGATTTGTACGACCTCCTTAACAGAAGTGAGGGAGGTCGCGAAGAACTTTTCTATGAAACTATAAGCGAAGATTACGACAGAAGAATTAAATCATTTCATAAAGTTGAAATTAAAGACGAAAAAAGCTTTTACGAAAGTATGGAATTCGTAAAATTTAACATGTCCCAAGTGACATAGCAAATTTCATACTTACAACTGCTCCCGGGCTCACAGTTAAAGTTGTACCGAATGATAATGTTGAAATCAATACGCCAGAATAACCTGTGCCAACATTGCATAAAAACATATCTGTTGCTGTGTAGCTGGTGCCGGTAGCAGTAAATGATACAGTACTACTTCTTATTTTTGGCGGTGTTACTTCTGGTACGAATTCAAAATTAGTATTTTTTACTAAAGGTTGCCTAAGATATCCATTTCCCGAGGGCTCGCCAGATATATCAGCCATGGTTTGCGCGGCAGTTATGGTCGTTCTGCTGTCTAAACCAACGTAATACTCATTAGGAACACTTGTATTTTTAAACATGCAACTCAAAAACAACGTTTGACCGCCGACGTTGAAAACATTTTTTAAATTTTTGTCTTCATACAAAATTTTGCCAGTTGCTTGCTCGTATACTTTCAATTCTTCCAAAATAAGCAACCCGTTCCAAGGATTTGACATAATATGCCTTTCTAATATTATTTAGTTGCTTTTACATATATATTTCATGCAATTCAAAGAATGGCTTCAACAAAATGAGACAGCTGGAGATAGTTGGTTCGATCCAACAGCACAGCCAATACAATGGCTTTTGCGCGCTCAAATAAATGGTGCGCCACTACCGGGGGTCATTGATTTGGCAGATTTTCCTCCGGGAAGTATTAAAAATCCATATTTAAATGATTTACTTGCTAAATTAGCACGGTACGCCAAAAAAAAGGGAAATTACAGCCCAGATAAAATTAATTACAGATATAAAAATGAATCGGCAATACAACAAAAGTTATTGAAATATTATTTAAAGTTTAAACCCAAAACGCCAAGACCTCCTGAATTTAAAGACGGCCCTGACACGTATACCAATGCTGGCTGGGATGCCGTTGGAGAACCGGATACGGGTCAGAGGGCCACCTTTAAAGTCCTACCTCACTACACTTAATCGCCTAGACTTTCATCGTCATCGTCTTCGTCGTCCCAGTCTTCGTCGGCGTCGTCGTCGTCGTCTTCCCATTCGTCGTCGTCTTCATAATCGTCTTCATCTTCGTCGTCGTCGTCTTCATCCTCATCGGGATCTTCCCATTCGTCGTCTTCTTCCTCGTCTAACTCATCTTCATCATCCTCGTCATCCATCCACTCCTCTTCCCAGTCATCATCTTCATCGTCTTCTGGGTATACAGCAGCATTGATAACGGTATCAAGATAACGATCTTCAATCGATTCAATTATGTTCATGGCTATGGGGGGAAAATATTTCCCCCCTCTCCTTTCTGCTAATTAAAGTATTATATGTAGTTTAATAAAAATTCAAAAGCAAATTTATCCTTGAGAATTACATAAATTGCTATTGTATTTAGAAAACCCACAGCTTGCGTTATATCTTGTGCCAGTGCAGCTATTGTATCTGCAAGCACAAGAAGTATAAACACGAGGCTTAGGCTTCTGCTCACACCCACAACTACCGTAAGTGCAGCATCCGGTGTTGTTTTTACATTTCCAACACTTGCCAAATTCAGGATTGCCCGGAACTAAACAATTGTTAGTGTATCCGTTGTCTCCGCAGCAACTTATAAATTTGCGAACCAAATTATTTTCTTCGTCTTTATACCAAGACTTATCTTCTTCTGGTCCGTACATATCATTTTCTATGATATTTAGTAGAGAACACCTTGCGTCTTCGCAGGCTTGATTGGTTGAAGCGCACATGCTGAGCCATTTTCCATCGTCGTTATACAAAGCTTCATCGCATGGAACTGATACTTTAAGTTGCAGTATTTCATCCATGTACTTATTTTCTAGATCCGACGCGAACATCACTCCGTTTAACAAATCTTTGGCAAACGCTTCTCCCTTGTTTACAATAACCACTGAATCCTCCGTCTTGCTTTCTAATAAATTTTGTTTGACTAAATCAAATTTATCTTGACTAAAACTGCTAGATTGCATGCTCATAGGAAGGCCAAGCAAATTACGATTTACTAAAATAAGCCGCATTTGCTCACCAATTGTTGGGCTTTTCAATTTCAAAATATCCAGCCAAGTCTTGGAGAATACTTGAAAGAAATTAGACGAAGAAGGTGCCTTTTTGGAAGCATTAATAAATGTTTCCATCAAAAGCTCTCTGGCTTGGTCAACTCCAGAAACACCTTTGCCAAACATCTCATATGCTTTGACAAATATTTCATAGAAAGCGCCAGTCAAAACTCGACTAAAACTATGAGATTCAGCTGCCAACTGATCGTTAGGCGCTCTCTGTGGCAAAGTTGATGGCGAAACATATTTAAAATTGTTCACGCCTTTTCTTAAAGCACCTCCCAGTCCCAGACTGGATCCAAATTGTTCTGCTAATCCTTCAACAATATTAGGTTTTCTAAGGTCTCCTCCTGTTGTTTCCAACATGTTTTTTACCACAGCAGGCTGTGCCAAGCTGCTCAAAATTGCACTGACATCGCCGAAGCTTTCATGAAATGCCCATAATTCTAGAGCTGCCATATTGAAAAATTCAGGCCTCATAGCATCGAGCAAACCATGTCCGAGTTCATGGGTAATTATGTCGGCAGATAAACATGTAAAAACTTTTTGCCCCTTGTTAGTGAAATAGAAAAATTTCAAACCTTGTCGATCATAAAAAGCATTAGCCTGAACACCAGCCAATGGATCAACGTTTAATTTGTTAACTACTGCCCATTTTGATAAATCGGCTTTACGGTTCAATACATTGATGCTGTGACATAGCACCGCGTATACATTTGCAGCTTGTCCTACGGGACGGTCTAAGGGACCACCGTTGCCAGTAAAATACTTAACAGCAAACTGCAACTTATAAGTTTGGGGGTTGTTGGCGTATCCCATCAAATTGGGAGTACTTGGGTCATTCAAGTAATATTTAATCTGCGTTCCCGCAGCTTCCATATCTACTTCGGTTGATTGGGCCTCCATTTTAGGAGTAAACAAATTCTTTACATTCTCATATAATTTTTTAAAGAATTGTAGCATAAAAACCCCTTTCTATATTATTTATATAAAAAGGTGAAAATATGAATGTTGAAGAAAGAATTATCGAGCAGCGAACTCTAGAGGCAATCAGAAAAAATCTGATGGGCCAGCAGGGAAAACTTTATTTGATTGCAAAAGTTTTAGGAAATGCCATCACACAGCAATCTGCTGGTGGTAATTTTTTGAACTTTGACATGTTCAATGAAGACCCAGACACAATTCCAATATTAGAGGATGATGCAACTAGCCATGACATAGGCTATGTATTCAATGGATTATCACGAGGATTAAATATTGAAATTATTTGCAAAGATTACGAAGGTGTTATAAAGTTAACTTGGGATGGATTTTGTTATTATCACGAAGAAGCAAATGTTCTTATGAAATACGTGCCAAATGACAAATTGGAAAAAATGGTTGACAGTTTATTCACAGTAGTAGAAAATAAAGTGCAAGAAGAATATAGAAGACTTAAAAAACAGGAAATAAAAGAAGCCCCCAAGCTCGAACAAGAAGAACTCAGAAGGCTTCGCGATAAATGGGGCGATATTATTTAATATCAGGGAGGGCTAATCAAATCGCCGCTTTGAAGTGTGTAAGGCGTCTCTAGTTTGGCACACATTGTAGTACCGCTGTAAAGATAATATGTCTTCTTGGCGAGGTCGCCCGGCACAGCACCGGCATAATAACGGAGTTCCTCAGTCAACTGACCGCTTGTGTTGTATACTGTGTTGTAGAAGAAATAACCGTCGTTAGAACCTCTCAGCAACTGCCAATCCGCAAGAGGATTGTTCGGATCCATTCCTTGCCATTGAATTAATTGCGCCTCATAAGCGTTAGTTGTCGGATCCAACAGAATAATACGGTCTGGCCCAAGCGTAGGATATTGGAACCTCTCCTGCATATCCCATCGTTCAAAATAAGTAGGAAGTTCGCGTATGGGAGCCTTCCTGTTAAACTGCAAAACGGTTTCCGCTCCAGTGTTTCCGATATAAGCTCTAATATGGCGACCACCAGCATTCTTGGTGTACTTAATCAAAACCATTGAAGGAGCAAACTGATAATACTGCGAAGAAAATACAGAGGCCTGAAACATGCCTGCAAAAATTGCATTAGCATTTAGGCTGTTTACTACTTCTAGGGCAGTAACAGCAGTCATGTCCGCGCCAGTTATGTTAATATTTAACTGACTATACCCAAGAAGACTTGGATCGTAAGCATAAAACAGCGTCAAAACATCGTTGCCGGGTGCGGATAGGTCGTAGGTGCCTGTTTGAGCATTCACCATGTAGTCTGAACGATTGGTGTTTGCAGGAATGTTCCATGTAGTTTGATACTGGCGATCTGAGCCGAATAACGAACCTCTAAACTCAAAATCGAATACGTTTTGGAAAAATGGCATAAATACCTCTTATATTTAATTATCTATCAAAGTTTCTTAAAATCATCTTATAGTTATCCACGTCCTCGCGGCTTTTTTTGATTTGCTCCTCGTAGAATACTTCCATGTACCTTCTGTCCGGCTCGTCTAATAAAGGTACATGCGTGACAATCCTATCAGCATAATTAGCAACTACTTCTTGCTCCATGGCCAAGGCATACTGCAGCAATTCCTTGACATCATATGAGCATACATGAGGCAAATCTTCTATAAAACTTAAAAATTCTTTAAGATCCGCATCTAAACCCAAAAGCGCATTCTGGAACTCTAGAACATGCTTCATTTCACTTGAAGCTTCTTTTTCAAATAGTTCTTTATATTCTTCTCGGTGCGGGCCAGAAACTAAAGAGGCAGCCGCCAAATAAAAATGCATGTGCTTGCGTTCATTTCGCAAATCCTGCTGCATGATGTTAACAAATTGTGCATAATTTTCATTTTTCAGCATTTTTATCTCCTATTATAGATATTATAGTTACTACTCTAGTGACACACCTATGAAAAGCATTTGGAAAAAAAAATATAAATCACCAGCTGATTATTACAAAAAAAATTATGATCAAGAATTCTATTATTTTGATAAACTACAACTACAAATAGATCCAGATGAAACTGTAGACGACATTAATCTTTATGATCCTGTCCAACAAGCCGATGAAATTGAAAAATGCGTAAAGAGCTTTCCCTACTTCTGCCACAGATATGTTAAGATTTTACACCCAACCAAAGGCCTCATACCCTTTGTAATGTACAAATATCAGGCTAGAAGTATAGAATTTTACCAAAAACACAGATTCAATATCATAAGCAAGTTCCGACAGGGCGGATTGACCACCGTGACGCTGCTTTATGGGCTCTGGAAATGCATGTTTGAATTAGACCAGCAAATCATGGCATTGTCTAAAACTGACCGCGAAGCTGTAGGCATTGGCATGATGGTAGACAGGGCCGTCGAACACATGCCAACTTGGATGAAACCAAAAAAGGATGGCAAGTGGAATGACCACTTAAAACAATTTCCCGATACAGGCGGATCTATTCAGTTCCATTCGCCTGAAGCTGCTCGCGGTAAATCAGTTACGTTTCTTATAATAGACGAAGCCGCGTTTATTCCCGACATGGAATCGCACTGGAAAGCTATGTGGCCGGTACTTAGTACTGGTGGAAGTTGCGTGCTAGTTTCCACTGTTAACGGATTAGGTAACTGGTACGAGGAAACATACACAAACGCCAAAGAAGGCAAAAACATGTTCCACGTAATCGACCTAGATTACTGGGAGCATCCAGATTATTCACCAAAAAATAACCCGAATTGGGAAAAAGAACAGAGAAGTCAATTAGGAGAAAAAGGCTTCTTGCAGGAAGTATTGCGTAGCTTCTTAGGCTCTGGAGATACTTACATACCTTCTGATAAAATAACAGCAATCGAACAGAGTTTAAGAAACAAATATCCATACAAAAGATTATTCCCGCAGTTTTGCAACAAAGATGTTCCAGAAGAAAACGATAGTGAGTACGAAAAAGGTGCCTTATGGATATGGCAAGAGCCTAAGGATGGCGCGGATTATATTTTGGGAGTTGATTGCGCAGAAGGAATAGGCTCGCACGGCGATAATTCATGCATACAGCTAATAAATGCAAATACTCTGGAACAAGTTGCAGAATTCTATAGTCATAGCATCCAGCCACACGACTTTTCTCATATTGTACACGAGCTAGCAAGCGCTTATAATTCGGCACTTGTGATAGTTGAAGATATGTCTAGCGGCGGCATAGTTTTGGATATGCTTTTCAGAGAATTGTCTTATGAAAACTTGTTTTATCCGCCTAAGTTTACCAAAAATGTAAAACCCGGCATAAAGATGTCAGTGAATGTAAGACCTATTGTGTTGCAAGGCTTTCAAAGCAGAATTCTCAATGGTGCCCTGCAAGTAAATAGCCGCAGACTACTGAATGAAATGAAAACATTTGAATACAACAGCTCAACCAAAAAAGCCGAAGCAGCCAGAGGAAAACATGATGATGCCATCATAGCCATGGCGCTAGCTTTGTATGCAAGAGATCAAAGCATAAGAGACGTTCCATTAGGAATGACCGCTGGTGAACAAAATAATAAAACCCAAGCTAATATTTCTGACATTAGGGAAGAACTGAGAAAAGGGTTAAAAGAATCAATTTTTGATAAAGTTATGAAAAAAGAAAAATCCTTAGAAGATTTGGAAAATGAAAATTTACTTAGAATGTATAGAAAGCAAAACTCTCTTCTAAAAGACTTCGGATGGTAATATAAGGTATTTACTATAGATAGTGTTATGCGGAATCCAGAATTTAAAATTGACCTGTCGCTATACCAAGAGGCTATGAATTTGAGCCTCCATGATGAGGTATGGTTTCATAATGCTTTGAGAAACAGAGAAAATTTACGCGAAATTACAAAAAGTCTCACAAAAGAAGATTGCGACATCGCTGTAAACAGATTTACAGCAAATAAAGATATTGGAGAATTTTTAAAATTTAAAAAAAATGAAGTTGTAGACGAAGATACTTTAAACATTCTCCTTAATACCAGCAGCAAAGAAAGTAAATCTAAAATAATTCAAACAATCTCTAAAAAAACAGAAAATCACGCAGCAATAGTTTCAGCTTTGCTAAACGAATATTGCCAACAAACAAGAGACATTTTTGATGCAAAAATTCTAGCTTTTCTAGAAAATATAGAAGAAGCATTTGCGCCAATTAAAAAATTCAAAATTGAATTAAATGAATCTAAATTCTTTCTAGTAATGCTAGATGACAAAGGCATTACTACCACAGAAGAACACCAATCAATAAATGAATATTTCAGCCAGAGAGCAAAAAGTAATAAAATTTGCCGTGGATACGTGAGCAAAAACATGGTTCCAGAGAAATATATTGAAAATGCAATTAACAAATTGCTATATGTAAAGGAGTGCAAACTGCCAGTACACTTCGTACAGAAAAATTTTGGGGACTACAAGATTGTATACAAAGAAAATCAAGTATGTCACATGGGAGAATATGATTTCACAATATCTTGTAATGATATAAAGATATTAAATATCAGCAAAGTGAGAGGCGATAAATGAATTTCAGCGAAGCTAAATTGTTGCAAATACAAAAAAATATTGAAGCATGCGTAAGAGAATTGCCAGATCAATTTGCTCTTTCTGAAGTTAAATACAACCTAAAACGCGCACTAGAATCAATAAACACTGTAAATGCAAAGCGTAAAAAGCGAAAAATAAATGAAATGCAAAATGAATCGAAAAACAAAATGGCATTCATGTCCCTTGATGATGCCAAAAGAGCCCTAAAAATTCTTGATGATATGATGGCAAGCGAACAAAAGACCATAGACGCGCTTAATAATGCGCCCAAAAACTCAATTCAAGACATGTCAGATGAAATGCTGCTGGGTTAATTTAAACTCAGGCGGAACATGTACAAAATCAGCTAGAAGTAATAAAGTTTTATTTATATTGTCAAAATTATCATCAATTATCAAGTGATTCTTGTTTCTTTTTAATAATTGATAAATGAAATCTTTTCGCCTTTTCAAATAATCAGATGCACAGTTTCTGTGTATTACTCCACCATCGCGTATGTTTTGAAGCGCTTCTGGAGTATCATTCCTTAAATATATTATTTTAGCAGAATCGAGAGTATCTTTAAAACCAATTTGCCAGTTATGTACCAAAATGTCAAAAAATCTCGAAAAATTTCTTTTACTGTTCTTTCGGTCAAATTTGATATCCTTGTTATAATAAACATTGTATTCTTTATATACAAAACTTGAAATTAAAAACTGATTAGATGTAAGCACCTTGTTCCAAGTGTTTACTCTACATCCCAAATGACTCAGAATAAAAAAATATTGCATATCTATAGTAGGAGAACTAGATAAAATATAAGAGTAGAGGTTCTTTAATATGGCAACCCCAATATGGGCTGACTTTTTCAAAACTTGGGACTTTGCATTTGCAAGAGATCCAGTTTCCCGTTCTATAGACCCGAAAGATTTGGTCGGTGCTGGTATAGCACAGCCAGATGCTATTCCAACACTAAACCCAGATGGAAGCTTCTGGAGCAATAGCGACTCACGATTAATTCGCCTACGCGAAACTAATGATTTCATCGACCTATCAACTGTTAGTAATAGGCAGTCAAGATACAAGGAATACGAAAGACTAAGAACAATTCCAGAAATTGAATGCGCCCTCAACGTATTTTCAGATGAAGCATGCTTGGCCGGAAAAACTTTGGTATCAACGCCTTTCGGCATGATTCCAATCGAAAAATTGGCTACAACACATAAAAATGATAAGTTTTTGGTTTACTGCTATGATTTCAGCAAAAAAGATTTCGCTCTAGGATGGGCACATAGCCCGAGAAAAACAAAAACGGCAGAAACAGTTACAGTAATACTTGACGCAGGCAAAGATATTCAATGCACACCAGACCATAGAATTTTGCTGAGAGACGGCACTTGGAAATATGCAGGCGACCTAAAAGAAGGCGATCTCTTGATGCCTTTTTATCGCATGCCAGTAAATCAATTTTGCAACAATCTGCCAAGCAAACAATACCCCAGAATATTCACCTTTAGCCATGGCTGGATACACGAAAGACATTTTGTAGACAGCTGGAGACTTGGAAAAGTAGACAAGAAAATGGAACGCGTATCCTATTACGCCAGACTTCTTGCCTCAGACCTAAACATGAACCAAATCGCACAGCAAGCCGAATGCGATTGGAAGACTGTAAAAAATAGACTACGCGCAGAAGGACATACAGTAGATGAACTAAGATGGCTAGGAAACCACAAGGATTGCAGACGAGTATTGGGCGTAGTTAAAAGCGAAGTTGTTGATGTTTATGACCTTACAGTCGAAGAACACCATAACTTTGCTACTGATTCCACAATAGTTCATAACTGCCAAAAAGATAGCGATGGAAATGTCGTTCAAATACACTGCGCTGATGAAGATGTGAAAATGGAACTTGAATTCCTTTTCCTGCATCGAAATATGATTAATTTAAATCGCAGAGTGTGGTCCGATTTCAAGAGCCTGCTCCTGTACGGCGATTTGTTCTATGAATTAGTTATAAATCTAGATGACCCAAAAGAAGGCGTAATGAAAATTACGCGCCTCCCCCCAGAATCAATGTACAGAATTGAAACAACAAAAGGCAGAGTTGTAGAATTCCAGCAGTCCAAAGAAGGACCAGACTATCAAAGCTTGACCAAAGCTCCTGTTGTACATGCAACAGACCAAGAAATTGCAATGGCAACGGCTATACGATTTAGCCCAGAACAAGTAGTACACGCACGCCTAGGTGACGATAGAAGAACATTTTACCCTTACGGCGTAAGCATAGTAGAGCCAGCTAGAGGCCCCGCAAATCAATTAAGATTAATGGAAGACTCCATGTTGGTTTATAGGCTTGCAAGAAGCCCAGAACGCAGAGTTTTCTATATCGACGTCGGACAATTGCCTCCATTTAAGGCCGAAGCATTTGTTGAAAGACTCAAAGACCAATTCCGCAAAAAGAAAGTTAGCCACCACCAAGGACAGGCTGGCGGATATAATCCAAATGCCGTTGACGAAAAATACCACGCGCCTGCGGTAGATGAAGACTTTTGGCTGCCTATCCGACCAAATTCCAACACCAAAATCGAAACTCTTCCCGGTGCTCAAAACCTAGGCGAAATTGATGATGCAATCTATTTCCGCAATAGATTATTCACCGCTTTGCAGTTCCCTAAGAATTACATGAATACGGAAGACCCACAGCAAACCAAGGTAACCTTGAGCAGCCAAGATGTAAGAGTGGCAAGACTAATTGAGAGATTTCAGGCTCCTTATGAAGATATTCTTTGGGAAATTGCAGATAGACACTTGAAACTAAGAGGCTTCCCAACGGAAACATACGAAGACCTTAAAATAAAAATGACTCAGCCATCTGAATGGCGCGAACTAAGCCGAGCAGAAGTTGTAAATGCCAGAATTCAAAATGCAACTTCTCTCAAGGGCGCAAATATCCTTTCCGACTACGATATTCTCACCGGCTGGATGAAATACAGCGAAGAACAAGCCAAGATACTTACTGCGCGCATGAAGATGCAAAAAATCGAAGACGCAAAGCTTCAAGTGCTTTCGCAGAATCCAGCACTTCTTGGAGTTGGCATTCCCGGCACTGGCGAAGAAGACCAAAACAAAATTGGTACTACGCCCGAAGGCCCGAATAATGAACTTTCGCCAGAAGGATTGCCGGCACCAGAATCCCAACCTCCAGAACAAGGCGAAGAGGCATCGGCAAAAGAACAACCAGCAGCAGATGTACAGTCAAGCACCGTACTCAAACAGCCAAACGAAGAAGATTTGGTCAAGTACGATATTGAAATCCAGAATTATGCAAGCGAAGAAGATATCGAACCAGTAGATTACAGCGATTACGAATAATAGTTGTTATTGGTAGCGCCGTTTTGATTCGGATTAGGATCATTTATTACTTGGTTTTCGCCGTCTAAATAACCAAGACCCTTAGTTATGGGGTTTTGAAAAAAACTTTTTATTCTTGCAACCATGTTGTCTTTCAATTTGTCACCGTAGTCGCCCTTGGCGTTACTAATAACAAAATCTGCAGCTTGAACAAATCCATTTCTAGAATTTAAAATCTGACCGAACAGTTCTACAATCTGATTTTTTATTATTCTTCTGTCTTCAACATCTAATTTTGAAAACATATTCAATATCTCATCCTTGTTGGCAGTAGAAATCTCAGAAGGTTTAAATCCCCTAAAATCCGTTTTTTCTTGTAAATACTGCGAAAATTTTTTCATGTGCCACCAATTTTGCGTTCTTCTGCATAGATAAATGGTTAGTTGGATGTATTTTTTCTTTGTATATCTACTAAAACAAAGAATTACCTCCTTTAATATATAACGATGGGAAAGTTATATTAAAAAAAATCTTTCAAGGAGATTTGAGATGAAAAAGAAATTTGTCGATTTTGAAACATACAAAAATATCGAAAAGGGATCTATCACTTCCATAGAAAGAGAACTTATCGAATCCGCCGAGTTGGTTGGCAGAGTTGTCGGCGACGAAAATGTACAGTTTTACTGCATGACTGAAGATACCGCCACTTTCGTGAACAGCGACGGCAACTTCATTCAAGCTGCTTTTACTGTAGAACAAGACAAGATTTTGCTTGAAAATATTCAAGAAGTAGTAGTAGAGCAAGAAAATCTACAGAAGGCTCGCAAAGACGTTATTGCCGCCATGGTTGATAATATCCTAGAAGACAAAATGGATGAAGCTAACGTTAACTTCTCCGAATACTTCGAAACTCCCGTCGTAAAAGCATCACTTCGCGAGGGTGTCCTTACCGAATCCAAGAAGCATGGCAAGAAAAAGAAGAAGGGAATGCCCGAAGGACTCAAGAAATATCTCGCTAAGCACGGATCCCCACTCCACAAGAAGGGGAAAATGGGCAAGCACGACAAGAGGGACATGAAGAAGTCCACTCTAGACGCAAAGAGACTAAAGAAAGTAGCTGAAAAAGCTGGCGATCATAAGCTCAAAGAATGGGGCGTAATTGCCAAGAATATCCTTGAGTTCGTTGATTTCCGCACAAATGGTGACCTATATCAAAACGTTCGCACACAACGTGACAACAAGGGCAACGTTGTAGCACTCAGCGTTCCTCGCAATAACCTCCGCAATGAAGGCAAAATTCTTATGCTTCAGTATAAGGATATGGCCAACATCATCGACGGACGTTACAAGACTCTTTGCGAGAGCTTCTCACAACAGCCAACTTGGATTAAGGCCGTTACCGACATGCGTCGTTTTAACGCCATGTCTTCCCAAGAAGACCTCCAAACCTGCTTCGAGAACGTTGTTACAGCTTGGCCAGCTCTACTCTACCTCCGTAGAGAAGAAGTTGCCGATAAGATCAACGAAGCTCTTACCATGTCTGGTGTCAAGAATTTCAGCGATGAAACATGCGCTTTCTTGGCTGACGGTGTTATCCGCACCGCACACAAGACCTACTCCGATAAGGTTGGCAAAATCTTCAATATCGCCGGCAAAGCCGCTGATCTTGATGACTTCGATGCCTTCGCCACTGTCGCAGAAGCAGTCTTCGCCAAAGCCGACGAAACCGCTCGCTCCGAGAAGCAGGTATTCAAGGACCTATACCGCTCACTCAGCGAAGTTTATAACATCAGCCGCCGTACAGGTGACGCTGCAACCTCAACCGAAGTTGCTAGCCTAATTCACGAGTGCGAAAGCGTTCTAAAGAATGAATCAACTCCAAACCTACTAGTAGCCGAAGACCTAGCCCTCTACCTAGAGGCCGCTACTCAGGCACTAGACTTCGACGGCGCTCCTTGGACTGTAATGGCTCCAGTTATTAGCCTAAATGGCGATAACCCATTCATTCACAAGTACGGCGCTATGAACGGAGCCCCCGGCGATCACACCGGACCCTACAACCTAAGCCCCACATCCGATGGCCACACCGTAAAAGTGGACATTAAAGATATGGAGTACTACACAGATATGAAGGGTAAAGACCTAAACCCAGAAGTACGCAATCCCTATGTCCCACAGGCTGGTGATTTCGTAATCAAGGGCGCTACCCCAATCGAATCTGACTCCGATATCCTCGGACAAGATGGCGGAAAAGATACATGGCCTGCTCTAAGCAATCCATATATTCCCGGACCAGAAATGACACTAGGTGATAGCTTCAAGCTGATTGATCCCAGCAACGCTTACACCTACTACAAAAAGCATGACAGCGGAATGGTAAAAGACCATGACGTATTGGCTGACGGCGAATAATTAAAGGAGAAACCGTGAATCAATATCTACTTATTGACTGCTGCACGCACGGAGGCATCGAGCTTTCCATGAATGAGTCCTCAGAACGAGGACTCACCAAATTCCGTGGAAAATTCCAAGAGGCGGAAGCCGTTAACAAAAACAAAAGAATGTACAGCTACGATGTACTTAATGAGAATGTAAAGAAATTGCAAGAATGCGTAAAAGCAAGAGGACTTGTGGGCGAGTTAGATCACCCAGAAGACAGCATTATTCACTTCGAAAAAGCATCACACGTTATTACTAAATTGTGGTGGGAAGGCAGCATCCTCATGGGCGAAGGAGAAATCCTCAATACACCCCATGGTAAGATTCTGAAAGCCCTAATCAATGACGGTGTCCGCGTTGGTGTTTCTTCCCGTGGCGTAGGCAACGGAAAGACGAATGAAAATGGCATCCTTGTAATTGATGAGTCCTATAAACTCATCACATTCGATGTGGTAGCTGACCCATCGACATTCGCCGCCTTCCAAAAGAAAGTTGGCACCACCAAGGAGAGTCAGGAGTACTCTCCAGCGGTTTTTGAAAAATCCCAGAAAAAAAATGAGACCAGAAGCATACATAATGTTAATAAAGATGCTCTGATAGCATGTCTGGGCGGGTTTGTAAAAGAACAAACTAACAACATCAAAATGAGGTTAGGATAATGGAACACAAAATCGTTGAATCACTAAAGAAGCTTTTGCCTGAGGATCAAGTTAACGAGGTCGCTTCGGCTGTATCTGAAATGCTCGCAGAAGCTACTGAGAAGCTCGAACAAGAATACAACAAGAATCTTGAAGAGGCTTACGCACAGCTTTCAGCCGAATTGGCTGGCGCTGAAAAAACAGCTTACCAAGGATACCAAGAGGCTTATGAGATCATCAACGACTTAAATGCCCGCTTGGACATCCAGAAGGAAGAATTCGAGAGAACTCTCGAAGAAGGTTACGAAGAAGCATATCAAATGCTCCTTTCCGAAAGAAACAGCAAGGGACAAGTTGAAGTTGACCTCTACGAGGAATACGACGGCAAACTCGCTGAAATGAAAAACTATATCGTGGAGAAGGTCGATCAGTTCCTCCAGCTCAAGGGCGGAGAAATCTACGAGCAAGCTCGTCACGACCTTATGAACGATCCCCGCGTCGTTGAGCACAAAGTCGCTCTAGACAAGATCGTTAATATCACAAGCAACTACCTCTCCGATGAAGAGAAGACATTTGCTACCTCCACTAAGTTAGACGAAGCTATGAAGAAAGTTGACGAACTAAAAGGACAGCTACGCATGCTCGAAGCACGTAACATCCGACTCTCAACCGACAACACTCGCCTAACCGAGTCTGTACGCAAAACCCAAAACGTCCTCACAGAAAGCCGCAAAGCTTCCCCTGTCGAGAACAAGAAGGCCAAATTGATTACAGAACAGAAAGAAAGAGCTGCGAAAGTAAAGAATGCAAGCGGGAGAGGACATATTGACACCGAAAACGTCCAAGTTATTGCGGAATATAACAACGGCGGCGGTGAAGTAAACGAGCTACTTATTCTATCAGGCGTTAAGAAGAATAAGAACTAATCTTAATAGGAGTAATACATGAACGCTAATGCACGTTTTTTGAATGAAGCAAGAGAATTAGAGACTCGTTGGAGCAAAACCGGTATTCTAAAGGGCATCGAAGACCCTTATGTCCGCTCTGCTACAGCAGTTCTACTAGAGAATCAGAGACTTATCAATGAAACAGCAACCGACACATCCGACGTTGCTCAGTTCAAGAGAATCTCCATTCCTCTTGTCCGTCGTATCTATCCCCAGCTAATCGCTAACAAGATTGTTAGTGTGCAGCCCCTACTCGGCCCAACCGGCTTGGTATACTACCTCCGCTTCCGTTATAGCTCCAACAAGGGCTATATGCAGGGCGCTTCCAACGACAGCGGCTTCCCCGCTGACGATGTGAACTCCCTCCAGCAGAGGGCTAGTGGTGATGCCAATCTTGACATCTACTACTCCAGCCAGTTCGTCCAGAACGAGAAGACCCCTGACACCATCGCCGTTCCTAACGCGACCGTCAACATGGGTAACTTCCAACACACCCCGATTCTCGCGGGAACAATCACCGGTACTGTCTACCTAAACGGCACTGTCACACAGACCTTCACCGTAGCCAGCAACGGCACCTTCACCTTCAATACCGTTTCCGGTACTGACCTCGCCACCAGCGGTTCACTAGACCTCAACACTGGCGGTTTCAGCCTAACTTGGAACGGCACTGCAGCCGGCCCTGTTTACTGCGTAGTCTCCTACGAGTACAACATGGAATGCAATCAGGACCTCCCTGAAATCAACCTAGTCGTTGAGTCAGAAGAGATCGCTGCCAAGACTCGCAAATTGAAGGCCGTTTGGTCCTATGAGGCTCAGCAGGACCTCCGCTCTCAGCACAATCTAGACGCTGAGGCTGAGTTGACCGCTGTTCTAGCTCAGGAAATCAACCTAGAAATCGACCGTGAGTGCGTTCAGGACCTTCGCCAGAACGCCGGTACTGTCGCTGCTTGGGACCTCGCTACCGCCCTTGGTGATACCATCAAGGAAAAGTATGAGTCTCTCTACGTGAAGATCGTTGAAGTTTCCAACGTCATCCACAGAAAGACCCTACGTGGCGGCGCTAACTTCATCGTGACCTCACCTGAAGTTTCCTCAATCTTCGAGACAGCCACCGCAGGTTTCGCACCAGCTCCTTCTGAGACATTTACTAGCTCACTTGGTATTCAGTACGTCGGTACTGTTGCTAACCGCTATCGTCTCTACAAGGACCCCCTATTCCCAACCAACCAGTTGTTGATGGGTTATAAGGGCGACTCCTACATGGATTCGGGCTACTTCTACTGCCCCTATGTACCACTAACACAAACACCAGTTGTGCTAGATCCAGAGTCTTTCTGTCCGAGAAAGGGTATATTGACCCGCTACGGAAAAAAATTACTCAGGGAAGGCGCAAAGTTTTATGCGAGATTAAGTATCGCAAATTTCGTAGTTTGATTTTACACTATCAATATCCTAAATATTGGCAAGAAACCTCAGAGAAATCTGGGGTTTCTTGTTTTTTATACTGTTTGTTGAATTTAAACAAATTTTGTCCTATAATAGTAATATATATTTGCAAGGGGACAAAAAATGCCAAATTTAAGATTAAGACGGTATCATTGGCACAATTCGCCAAAAGCAGGAACAGTGTATCTAGATTCTTCTTATGAGTTAAAAGCCGCCATGATTCTTGATGAAGATGCGAATGTTTCAAGTTATTCTGTTCATGAAATTTTTTATACTCCTGCTGGGAAAAAGAGATTTACGGATTTCATAGTAAAATTTGTTAATGGAGAAATTTGTTTGATTGAAATAAAGCCACTTCGTCGCGTGCCACAGTATGTGGATCAAATCGAAGATAACAAAAATTTTGCTGAAACCAATTCATGGAAATTCAAAGTTTGGACTGAGTCAGATCTAGGATTTTCAAACGAGTCTGACGCAACTGCATGGGCTGATTTTTACTTGTCCCAAATTGATGGCAAAGATTATTCTCAAATAAGAAAATTAAGAGCTACACAAAGAGTCAAAAAGCATTATCATGAAAAATTAAAGCAAGACATTTTGCAATTTCATTGTAAATATTGCAACTGCAATCATGAAATGCTGAGGCTTACATATGATAGAGATGTTTTAAACAATGATGATTGGGTTTGTATACATGAAAATGGCAGACGTACAGGGCGGTTGCCAAAGGATCATTTGAAGAAGCTTAATCCTTATGAGTCCGAAGGAAAGAAAGAGTGTAGAAGTTGCAGGGAGATAAAAGAAATTAACGGTTACTTTACATACAAGGATAAATCTAGAGGAACTTACATGCTCGATTGTAATTCATGCAGAGCAGCAGCAGCGACAGCAAAATATCAGGCTAAAAAAGCAAAGTCAAAATCAGAAACACTACTATAATACTTTATATGCATTAATTGCATACTTTATGCTATAAAATCATATTTGCGGGTGTGGCATATCGGCTGTGCGTTAGGTTTCCAACCTAATTTAGGTGGGTTCGACTCCCTCCATCCGCTATTTTCTTCTATTAGCTGAGTTATAGAGATTAGTTGCGACGACATCTTTGAATTTATTTTGTAATTGTTTTAATTTTCCGATGGCGTATTGATCGGCAACGCGTTCGATGCGTCTGATTACTTTAACGGCATCTTTAGTAGAAATTTCGTTTTTGAAGTATGCCCACATGTTATGAAATCCGTGTTTTTGGTATTGGTATTGGTGGGCAATTTCGTGGAAAATAACGTAGAGTAGGAATGAGAGGTCGTAGTCGAATAGGGAGGGGTTTAGAATTACTCTATCTTTTAGTGAGGCGGCTAGAGCTGGGCCGAAGCTTTCAATTTTGATTTCTGGTGTGCCGCTATTTACGATGAAGTCTTTGATATGTTGGATAAGAGAATCTTCAACTTCTGGGTGTGAGCTTTTTAAGTGCTGGATGAGGGTATCCAGACCGGGAATTTTTTTTGAATCTTCTGTGAGAAACCAATATTTGAACTTCATGTAGTATTTATTGTTTGGTATAATTATTTGGAGGTGCATTATGGCGACATTGAATGATTTGTTAGTTGATTTGAAGAGTTCTAATTCTGATTGTGTGGTAGGCATTTACACTCCTAGTGGATCGAGTGTGCCGTCGCATTTTCATATAACTGAGATTGGCAGGACTACGAAGAAGTTTGTTGATTGTGGAGGGGTTGAGCGGGAGTCTAGTGATACAACGTTTCAGGTTTGGGTTGCTGATGACACTGAACACAGGCTGACGGTGGGTAAGCTTTTGCAGATTATTGGTGCTGGTATTAATTTGGTTAACGCGGATGACCAATTGGTATTTGAGTATGACGGTGGTCATACAATAGGATTGTATGGAGTTGCATTAATTCAGCGTTTAGAAAGTGTATTGAATATATTTTTAGTACAGAAGCGTGCAAACTGTTTGGCCCCTGACAAGTGTGGTATTAAGCCAAAAGCTGTGACATGTTGTGGCAGTAAGGGATGTTGTTAACTATATTAAGATGGCTGGTAGGTATATGGTGGTCGTTTTAGCTCTTTCCTGACTCGGATGCCTTTTAGCCAAGTGGTGAAGATTAAGAGCGTCAGCCCTTGGCACAGCCTATTCAATTTCGTGAAGAAGTTTATTGGTATTTTCTATACCGCGCATGAACATGAAGAAGTAGAAAATGTTATAAGTGACGCCGTACAGTTTATCTACGTACAGAAGGGTTGATGTAATAGCTCCGACAGTTGGGTTGGTGTAAACCAATAGGAGCATAATTGCAACGTGCATTGTGATTGATAGTGAGTCGTTGAAGAAGAAATTAGCAGCGTCGAGGTTAGATTTTTTTACGTAGTTTGAGCTTAGATTAATTAGGTGTGGTTTATATTCTAGATTTTCCATTAGTGAGTGGTTAATGCTTTCTTTATCATTTTGAATATTGAGGTCAACTTTTTGTGTTTTGAAGCTATAGAATTTGTTTACAAAAATCATAAGAATGAATAAAATTGTGGCGATGATACCGATTTTGTGGTCGGTGATATAAAGCATGGTTAGTGCGGTGCCTGCGCCAATGAAAGAGTTTATAATTTGTGGCAGGCTGTATTCAAAAAAGTCTGAGTAATATCCTACGAGTTGGTATCGTGCTGCTATTTTAGCAGGGATTATATTTTTATCTCTGAGAATTTGTACAGCTTTTATCGCTTTATCGCAGAATATTTTCATGAATACGATGGTATCGATTCTTTTAAGGCCGTATCCTAGAAGTAGAGCGGCGATTTCTGCGATTAGAAGTAATATTAGACCGAAGTTATCTTTTATTAGTAAACCATCTATAGCTTTACCTAAAAGGTAAGGCATGATTGAAAATAGGCCGTACTGTATGATAAGTAGGGAGTAGATGAGGGAAATCTGTAGTTTATTTTCCTTCAGTATTTCCTTGATCATTTTGTTCGCTCATGAATGGGCAGGATGATTCTGTGTAATCCGCGTTATCTTGGAAGCAACTTGGATTTGGAGCATCTGTCATTGTGAAGACGCTTACGATTCCGTATAGGATAATAGCAAACATAGCTACGAGAACGATGATATGCAACATTATTTTTTTTCTCCGTCGATATCTTCATTATAGTCAACTGGAGAGGGGTCGATAGCGGTGAAAACTGCTGCCATTAAGGTAACTAGTCCGAAAATAAGAATCATGAATAAGCAGAAGTTTAGGATGCCCATAAGAATATCCATTTAGTTCCATCCGCCTTCGAGAGGTTGTCCTTTGGTGAGCGAGCGAATGACTTCATGGAGTCTTTCGATTTCATCCAAGCATTTAATTATATCTATTTTTGCGTGTGCGATGAATGTAGCGTTGTTTTCTTGATTTTGATTTTGGTTGATTGTGGCTAGTGGGTGGTAGTGTTCAATTTCGCCGCAGTAAACGGTCCAGAGGCCATTTTTAAGGTCGGTTACCCAAGGTCCGTTGGTAGCTTTTTTGCAACGGAGTTCAATTTCTTTGAGTTCTGTTGGTGTTAGCATACATTAAAAGAGTAATTGTTGAATTCTTTTTTTATAATGCCGATTACTTCGTGGAGGGCCATATTTTTAACAGTGCCGTCGCCTAGATTTTTATGTTCTTGTGTTGTAACGTGGTCTGCGTAGTTTTTTATGATTTGCAAGCAATGTTGAATTGTTTCTTGTTCAATAATATTTTTGTTGCATTTTTTAATTTGGTAATTAATTTCTTCGTGTTCTCTGAGTAAATTTTGTAGTAATTTAATTGGGAGAACGATTGATGGGCTCATTACGATATTTTCGTGAGTATTGAGTCTTTTTAGTATTTCTTCTGCTGGTTTAATTTCGTCCATTTTTAGCTTTCTTCAGAAAATAGTTCATCGTAATCTAGTATTTCCCATGTTTCTATCTTGATCATAATTTCCATAGCATCATCTAGACTTTCTTGCAAAAGTTCTATATGTTGCATCATTTCTTTTTCATTCATATTCCTCCTTTTGTTTTGTTCTGGATTTAATAGAGTTTTTCGGATTATTTTGCTTAATTAAAAATACTACAGATTTAAGTAAGCAATTGTCTTAGCTTGTTTTGCTCCTCCTGTAGGACCGCAATTGCTGCTTCGTAGACGGCGCGGTGTCCTTTGGTGCCGTGAATCGACAACTTGGTCAACGCGGCCTTTTGACCAGCAATCTTTTGTGTAAGACGCTTGATCTGTATCATGATTTCCTGCTTGGAAGGTATAGGAGGAGAGGCCGGTTCTGGTTCCAAAGATTTTGCAATTGCTTTGGCTGCATCTCGTTTAGCCAGCATGGTTTCTATTTCATCTAAAGGTACATCCGCGAGAGACCAGCACATCTTAGGAGCCGGATCTTTATGCAAACTTATATGTAAAAAAACCATCGACATACCGCTGCTGCAATCGGCTTTTACATCTTTGTAGGCATGAATTACTTCATATTCATGCCTTCTGCCAGTTTCATAAAACAAACCTGTAAACATCCATAATGTAAATGGTGTCGGATTTGCTAAATCGCGCCCTATTTCATCCGGGGTTAGATCGAGTTTGTGATGGCGAAAATTTCTACGCAATTTTCTGTTTTCATTCCAAATATAATTTCTCCATGCTCGCATGAAGTTGTTGCCGCGATATGGTCTTTGAATAGTAATCAGGGTGGCTGCTTTGGTCGAACAATGTGGCAAGTACATAGTTAGGAACCAATCAAACAGAGGTCGCGTAAGGTTGCCAACCAAATCAATGAACGAAAAATTAACTTTTTGTTCAAGAACCAAATGGTGTAGTTCTCCTTCAAAAAATTGGCATTGGTCAAACAGTGTCGGGCATAGTTCTTTGACTTGTTTTTGAATTTCTGCCATAACATTGGGCAAACGTTCCACTAAAATAAATTTCATACCCGGACGAATCAAACGTTTTTTATGAAGCATCCTTAAGCACATTATGTCGCTGCCCGGCAGCAACAAAGTTATTGCCGGTTTTTTGCGTTTGAATTGTTTAACAAAATACTTGCGTACCCTGTTTTTGTTTGCAGCGCTTACCCAATAGCCTTTGTCGCTATAATTGGCCATGATTAAACCTCCTCTTCGATATTGTGGTCTTTGTCAGTGTGGGGGTGGGCGCTCTTGAGTGGGTCGCCCTCATGAATACTTTGACGTTCAAACCTATCCTGAAAATCTTCCCACTCAGGACTTTCCACTGGCGGGCAAGGATAGTGGACATCATTAACGGGGTTGGCAGCAAAACTATCTGTTACTTTGTACATTCCGCGCTTAAGCAACCGGATTCCTGTAATCTTTCGCACCCACCCGTCTGCCACACGCATGTCGATATGAACAACTTTTATGCGGAATATGGGAGAGCTTGCGCCTGATCCGCTTGCACCACCGCTGCTGTCACGCTGTCTTGCGCCATCTTTAATCTTGTACCTTTCATGTTCTGCAGCAGCAAACAGTATAGATGGCAGTTCTTCTCCGGGTTGCTTGTAGGCATGGCGCGTTACGGATTGATCACTATTTATAAATCCCTGATTTACGCTGTCTAAGTCGCAACAGGAATTAGGCACCTTGCTATTAATGTGCGCAATTATCTTTCCTATAGTGGTGGCGGGTAAACATAGCCTCCTCCCTTTTCCCCTATTTTCGATTTTTTCGGGTTTTATCACGCCATAAATTCGCTCAGAAGAGTCTTCCAAATGAATTTCGCCTTCCAATTGGCTGACTAACTCACCAAGTTCATCATCATGAACTAATGGCATGTAATCATAGTCTCCATCCTCTTTTTTGGAGTATACCGGCGCACCCACCAAGTTTTGGACTTGTTGCTTGCTTTTTTTGCGCCTTTGTTGGTAATAAACTCTGCCATGTGCCCATCTTCAGCAATAACACGTCGTATCAATCTTACATGATGCCTAGGCAAAATGACAGTTGGCGTGCCTTTGGCATACCCATTGCTACGACCGAACAAGCTTTGACTGTGAACGGTGAAATCGCTTGTACTACCGGGCAATTCAATAAAAAATCTAAAATCATGCGGGAACTGATCGCCACATCGACCACCAGCGGTCAAAAACACCACCAAATGCTTGTTTTTGGTTTCGGATTTTGCTTCTCGCTTGGTTTCCACAGAGGCCCCTGCTCGCGGCAGTTTGGCAAGCAGCTCGTTTTCGCAAAATTCTCTGACATCAAGTCCAGTGGATTCACTGTGTTCTTTTTGTTTCTTAATTGTTTGTTTATCAAAATAGCCTCTCAATATGACCCTGTCTGCGTTGAGGCCTAAATGTCGTTGAATTGCTGGCATAAGCTCGCGCATAGTGCGTTCATTCTCCCCAGATATACGCATGGCCAACATGCTGCCATGACCCGGGAAATCTCTGCGATATGATTCCACATCTTGTTCTTGATTAATGCACCAAACAATTACCTTTGCCCAGAATTCGGCATAAAAATCTTTGTACTCTTCATGAGTAGTTATGTTTGCCGGCAAGCCCAATTTAGCATGCATATAGTCCAAATTATTAGTGAATGTATCGCCGCCCCCCCTGTGAGCCCTTGCTGAATAAAATTTGGACGCAATGCAGATGCCTTCATCGCCCAATTCGTAACCCAACCTAATTGCCAAATCTTCCAAAGCCAACAAATCGGGCAATTTGCTTGCTACAACTTTGTCCCTGCTTACGCCAGTCCTCTTGCAAAATCGCACAATACGACTCTCTGGCACCACATATCTGCCGTCTATTTGTTTAACATAATATCCTTCACAGCAATGAATGCCGGTGTGGTTTAGGCCTATAACCCCATAAGTTCGCTTGGCAACAGTGCCATTATGAGCGAATGGTGTTGCACTAAAATAAAGAAAGAAAACATATCCCGAAGCGCAAAGTTCGCGAAATTCTTTATCTTGTTCAAATTTCTCTATTTCTTTTTTGTCTTCCTCCGCGATTTGTTCATCCTTTTCGCGATCATCGATTTCGTCGCTATAAGCATCAATAATGGACACGCCCTGCAATTCTTCAGCAAAGCGCCGCCAAACGGAAAAGGAACCTGTTGCATCTTGACTTTCATCCATGATTATATGGATGCAATGCTGGTTGGTAACCGCAAATTTAAGAAGTTCTTTGATTTCATCGAGCCGCTTGCTTTTTCCACGACGCATTACAAAACACTGTGATGTCTCCTCTTTTTCATGCTCGCTAATTAGAGTGTTAAGATATTCACCATAAGTAGTTGCGTAATTAGGAACAGTATCTTTACACGGCTTTCCTGTTTCGGGATTATTGTACCAAATTACTACATTTTTAAACATCATTTGAACGAAATTAAAACTTCTCATAAGTTGAAATTCATGACCTATGTTATTTAAAAGCATGATACGGGCATGATGCCATTCTGCGTATTGCTCTTCTACGTCCAAATTTCCATTCTCGTCTTCTACTTCGCAAGACACAAGTCCGCTTGCCAAGCTTAACATCAATGGAGTGAGCGCCTGACTCAGACACTTCTCCATGGTCTTTGCACTTTGCATGGGGTTAAATGCCTGCTGCCTGTTTACATTACGATTTACCACCCAGTTTTCATAAGTAAAATTAAAACGAACAGCCCAGCTGACAACTTCATTCAACTTAATGTCAGACAAATTCAGCTTTGATGGCGCAATAACCCATTTCTGATTTTCTAGTAATTCTAAATTCTTGCAAAGTTCTTTGCATTTATCTCTTTCAGTTTTAAGAAGCTTTTGACGGGTTACATTTACTCCAAGCAATTTGGCATCTGCCTCGGCTGTTTCGCGAGCTTCATCTAGAGCTTTTGCAAGGTCTTTTTTGATTTTTTCAATATGCGTGTCAAAATCAAAACGATATTTTGCTAGATGATTGTCAATTGCGTATGTAGCATCGTCTTTTATCAAGGTATCATAACAAGTCACTGCATTTGCAAAGGCATCACGAACCCTCTCTAGTTTTTTAGTATACATATGGAGGTAATCGTAATATTCATTACTCGGGCTGATGGACTTTATATCTCTTCTTGGCAAAGATTTTTTTGTCCATTTTGCACCAGTAAATTTAACGCGATTAATACTCATTTCTATACCCCTTGAATTTGAAAAAAATGAATAATACTAAAAGACACGCAAGGTGAAACGAATATGCCTATGAAACTATAGGTTGTGTTTTAAAAAAAACAAGCGCAATTAACAATTTTTAATAATGTTTTTTTCTATGGTCATAAACTAGAGATGATTTTCGCGAGTTTTTCTACTTTTCCCAAGAGCCTTTTTTATGCAATTACAAAAATAAAGTTTGCACATTTGCGTTAGTTTCTTTTGATATATTCTTTTAGCTTCTTATTTTCTGTTTTGTAATTATGAATTTGAATTGTGAGCAGCATAACGACGGCTATCCAGATTACGAATAATCCGGTGGCCATTTTTTCGATGTATGTGATGTTCACAGTTGGTTGTCCTTGAGGTGATGGCTTAGGGACATGAGAAAGGAGGCTAGGCATGCGAAGAGGAGGCCTTGCATTTTTCCGTCATCGCTTCTGAGTCCGAAGAAGAAGAGAAAGCAGAAGACGACGCTGAGGAAACTACAGATAAGGCAGCTTGTGTACAGGGCTTTGCGGACGTTCTCTGGCATTTTTTGTACTCCTCTATTTGT